GTCAACATATGTATAACTGTAATAACTTTAAACAATTTACACATATGGCAATTTTATCTTATGGTCAAGTTGGTTGGCGCTCAGCAGTAGCTGCACCCGTATCCGGGATAGACGCAGATGCTCAAGCATTCATCACCGCGGCTTCAATCACTGACAACACACAAAAATCCGCAATTAACACGTTGGTGACGCAACTGAAAACGTATGGAATTTGGACCAAACTTAAAGCGGTTTATCCGTTTGTAGGTGGTACTGCTAGTTCACATAAGTGGAACTTAAAAGACCCACGTGATTTAGATGCGGCTTTCCGATTGAGGTTTGATGGTGGAGGTACTCATAGTTCAACTGGTTATCTACCTAATGGAATAAATAGTTCTGCCCTTACTTTTCTATCACCATCGGCTAATCAAACATTAACATCTGCACATTTTTCTTTATATTCAAGAACATCTGGTAAATCATTATCTACATCCTATTACGCAGCTTCAGGATGTTATAACTCAGCGTCAAATGCTTCTTATATTATCACGAATAGATATATAGATAACACAATTGGAGGTCCGATGTGGTCTGAGTCAGGAGGGGGTGTAGTTGCAACTGTGGCTTCAACACCTGATGGGCGTGGTTTCTGGATGACTTCAAGAACTGCTAATAATGCTTTGAACTTCTATAAGAATGGAACTTCCATTATTTCCAACACTACAACTCAATCATCTACATCACTTCCAACTTATGCGTATCGTTTAGGTTCTATCAATGGTACACCTACTGGTGAACACGATAATAAAGAACTGGCATTCGCCTCATTAGGTGAAGGTTTATCTTCAACAGAATCAGCAAACTTCTACACAGCAGTACAAACATTCCAATCCACTTTAGGAAGAGCAGTTTAACCCATTAAACATATTTAAGCAATGAAAGTAAGACAATTAACACAAGAACAAAAAGACGCGCTAGTTGGACAAACATACGACGGTGTGCAATTCTTTAATCCTACATTAGATGCAAACGGTGTATGGTTCATCTCAAATGAAGAGGTAAACAACTGCACACATGCAAACGGTGCATTCGAGTGGATTCACGAGTTACCAGAGATCGACCACAATCCAGTGGTAAGCGAATTACCATTTTAATTTAAAGTTATCTACACAACACAATTATAGCCACCCTCACAGGTGGCTATTTTTTTCTGCCATCCACTCATATTTATACACGATATGGCAAAAACAAGAAAACCCAGACCCAAACCGCAGAAGCAGATTGCAAATGAGCTAATCGAACCATATGTTAACCCAGAGAACGGGCAAACATTAGGTAACCCAAACGAGCCAACCTCATTTGAACCAATCACACCCGATGAACAATCCGGAACGGGATTTAACCGCTCAGAAAAACTTTCATCTCGCGGCGATACACACAAACCGTTTACTGTTGGTATACAGGACATGGACGAGTCCATCATGTACTACTTCAACGAAATCATCAAACCCACAGTACAGCAAAACGGACAACGCATAGCGGTACCAATCATGTACGGTGCACCAGAACGCTGGAAATCGGCACAAAAGGACGGGTACTACAAAGACAAAAATGGCCGCATCATGGCGCCCATCATCATGTTCAAGCGCGACAACATTGAAAAAAACCGTAGCTTGCCATACAAAATTGACGCCAATCAACCCCATTTGTATGTAACTTGGGCAACCGGATACAACGCAAAAAACACATATTCAAACTTTGACGTACTGAACAACCGTGTTCCCGTTAAAACATATCAACTTATTGTTGTACCCGACTATGTTTACTTAACATATAGCTGTACAATACAGACATACTACGTTGACCAATTGAATAAAATAATCGAGGCCATCAACTACGCATCCGATTCATATTGGGGTGATCCAGAGCGCTTCAAATTCAAATCATCCATTGACTCATTCAGCACCACCACTGAATTAAACGATGGGCAAGATCGTATAGTGAAAGGCACATTCACACTTAAATTGTCGGGCTATATAGTTCCAGACAACATACAGAAAGAAATCGCCTCTATACGCAAAGTAAACAGCAAAGCGCAATTTGTGGTCACAACTGAAACATTCATTTCAAATAAACCGAATAGTTAGTATATATTAACATATTTATAATCAAAAATATCAGATGGCAAAAACACTATCGAACAATGGCATAGTTCTTAACCAAATCATATACCCTCAACAAGTATCCCAATCCATAGACGCATTAACTGGTGCAGACAACTACGATATAACCATATCGGGTTCATTTACCGTAACCGGTTCCACATCAATCGATGGTAATGTAACTGTGGATGGCGCTATTACCATGGAAGGTAATGTAGTTGCACCTAATTTAACCGATACAGCACAGTCCAATGTAGTAACATATAACTCAATCAATGGGCAATTCTACTACACATCATCAAATGCTATATCCCCAGCTACCGCATCAAACTCTGTAAGCGCATCATATGCTGCTACCGCTTCGTATGTACAAAATGCACAAACAGCCTCGTATGTTGCTACCGCATCATGGGCATTTAACGCAGTGACTGCCTCGTATGTACAAAATGCACAAACAGCCTCGTATGTACTGAACGCTGTATCTGCTTCGTATGCAACTACAGCAAGCTATGTTGCAAATGCACAAACCGCTAGTTATGTTACACTAGCGCAAACCGCATCATACGTTAACCAAGCTGTATCTGCTTCATATGCAACAACCGCTTCGTACGCTGTGAGTTCATCTGCCGCTGACAGCGCTATATCTGCGAGTTACTCAACGACAGCATCGTTTGCACAGAACGCCACATCCGCTTCATACGCTGCAAGCGCTTCACACGCTGATTCAAGCAACACTGCCTCGTATGCATTAACCGCATCGTATTTAGAGGGATATATTTCACCATTTCCATACACTGGTTCGGCACAAATTACTGGCTCGTTGGGTGTAACTGGTAGCGCTACTGTAAACGGTGATTTAGTTGTAAACGGTACCGCATCATTCAATGTATTCCATACAATATACAATTCGTCATCAATCATTTACGCATCCGGTTCAACCAAATTCGGAGACACATCAGACGATACGCACCAATTCACAGGTAGCTTGTACGTTAGTGGAAGTGTGACCGCAGATACATTTACCGGAACCGCATCATATGCTACCCAGGCCGCTACCGCATCATTCGTTACGTTAGCTCAAACGGCTTCATTCGTTACATTAGCGCAAACCGCGTCATACGTTAACCAAGCGGTATCCGCTTCATATGCTGCTACTGCATCGTTCGTTGCGAATGCACAAACCGCATCATACGTTACACTAGCACAAACTGCCTCGTATGTTGCTACAGCGTCATATTCAAACAATTCACTATCGTCATCATACGCATTAACCGCATCTCATGTAACGGGAATTGTTGCCGCGTTCCCATACACAGGTTCGGCACAAATCACAGGTTCATTGGGTGTAACCGGTAGCGTAGACATATACAAATCTGGCTCAACTGTGTTGTCAGTCAATGGTTCAACTGGAGCATTAATTACTGTAACCGATTCAATTTCCGGCCCGCTATTAACAGTGGCAACTGGATCCACAAATATATTGGTGGTAGATTCATCGCTAGTTACCACAATCACAGGTAGCTTGAATGTACAAAACGGAGTTACCGCATCGCTATTTGGTACTGCATCGTGGGCACAAAACACCACAACGGCATCATTCGTTACACTGGCACAAACCGCATCGTATGTACTTAATGCTGTATCCGCATCGTTTGCCTCAACTGCATCGTATGTTAATCAGTTAAACCAAACCGTAAACATATCTGGTTCATTGAACGCAACAGGTAGTGTAAACATATACAAATCTGGTTCATCCCCACTTGTAGTTAGTGGATCGCAAGGTCCGTTATTTGAAATTACCGATTCTGTATCCGGTTCATTGTGGACGATATATACTGGATCGTTACCTATATTTGATGTATCATCAGATCGCACCATGACTTTAAGCGGTTCTGCAACAATCACTGGCAGCTTAACCGTACAAAACGGAATTACCGGCTCATTATTCGGTACTGCATCATGGGCACAAAACGCTACAACTGCATCATTCGTTACACTGGCACAAACCGCGTCATATGTGCTTAATGCTGTATCCGCATCATTTGCCTCTACCGCATCATTCGTTAACCAACTTAACCAAACCGTAAGAATATCCGGCTCGTTATTTGCAACCGGTAGCGTAGACATATACAAATCGGGTTCAACCGTATTTGCCGTTAGTGGATCAAACGGACCGTTATTTGATGTAACAGATGTTGTATCTGGTTCGCTGTTTACAGTATGGACTGGATCTACACCAATACTACAAGTTAATTCGGGATTGACCACAACAATCACCGGTAGCTTAGATGTACAAAATGGAATTACTGGATCGCTATTTGGTACTGCATCGTGGGCACAAAACGCTGTAACCGCATCATATGCATTATCTGCACTATCATCATCATATGCTGGTACTGCATCGTTATCCGATAGAACGCTCCAAACAGATATACTCGCAATAAACCAAACCGGTTTCACCATTGAAAAAGGGATGGTTGTACGCATCACGGGTTCAAACACCTCCAGCGATATACCACGTATCACCACTGCATCTTACGAAACAGATGGTGTATCAGCAAATACATTAGGTATTGCCACTCAACAAATCACAAACGGCTCGCAAGGGTTCGTTATCACCGAGGGTGTATTACTTGGAATTGACACAACCAACTACATTTCAGGTCAGTTGTTGTATTTAGGTGCAAGCGGTGCCATTACCGGTTCTGCTCCACAAGCACCATTGCATACAGTACGATTGGGTCAAGTTGTCCGTCAACAATCAAACAATGGATCCATTCACGTTCGTGTTGACAATGGATACGAGTTGGGTGAATTGCACGATACACACGATACTACCACAACTGCATCATACGGTGACTTGTTAGTTAAATCGGGTAGTTTGTGGACCAATTCAAAACAATTAACTGGCTCGTATGGGTTAACCGGTTCATTAACCGCTACATCATTCACTGGATCTTTAGAGGGTACCGCATCGTATGCAACACAAGCATTGTCAGCATCTTTTGCTTCCACTGCATCATTCGTTAACTCGTTAGTTCAGAAAGTAAACTTAACCGGTTCACTCCACATCACCTCATCACTAGCACAAACATCGTCATCCATTCAAATCACGTTGCCATCTGGCTCATCCAGACAAGACTACAGTGTGCCTGTAACCAAATACAAACAATTCAGTTACTTAACCACAACACGACCAGTATACCAAGATGACTACATTAACTTAGGGTACGATTCATCTGGAAACGATTTTGAAATGGACATCAACACAGACCCAGCATCTGGTAGAGTTCAGGTACACGCATTCTGCACCACAGCAACATCAGTAACCGCTACATCGGATTTAATAGTGGCTAGTGTAACCACTGACATTTACCCGAATGGTATAAACACAGATAGCCGATTGGAAATAACAGTGCATGCTGGTTTGGATCCGAATTACCCATTCTACAAAATCACCGCATATAGAAGCAATACCACGTATGGTGGAAACATTAGCGTATTGGTAGAGCGATTCTTCCCGAACAATTAAATAAACTAACCGTATGTTATATATAGCAAACATTCAAAAAACAACCATCAACGCATCCACTCCGAACCAGCGCATATCAAATGCTGAAGTTCATATAGTGGATGCTATTGATCAAACCGAAGCAGAATCAAAATTAACCCAACACTATGTGGATTTAAGCACGGTGGATACATCGTACGAAATATCGATATTAAGTTGCAACCAATTAATCAGTTAGTAATACAATAAATTTATGGCAAAAAGATTAGACAAATCAGACATAGCATCGCTCAACACTATCCGCCCATACCATGTATCCCAATCAGTGGATGCATTTACAGGAGAGGTAGCATATGATATCAATGTATCTGGTTCATTCCAGGTTACGGGATCCACAGTATTGTCGGGCAGCACTTATGTTCGTACATTAACCCAAACCAACCAACCCAATGTTGTAACCATCAACACAGCAACTGGGCAATTATTCTACACAGCATCAACTGCATTTGGTGCACCATTAGATACTGGTTCATTTTTTAAACAAAATGGAAACTCATTCGGTGCCACAGCGGTATTAGGTACAAACGACAACTATGCGTTGCGTTTTGAAACAAACTCAACTACCAAAATGCACATTGGTACTGACGGAAACGTTGGTGTAAACACATTAAATCCTACATCTCATTTACACGTGAGCGGTACATTAGCAAACGGTAGAACAGTATCAGCCGTTGGCTTATTTTCACACGCGGAAGGTAGGGAAACACTTGCATATGGTGCCCATTCACATGCCGAAGGTTACCTAACCACATCATCCGGTGATTATTCACACGCAGAAGGTAGAGAAACATTTGCATCTGGTGCCTATTCACATGCCGAAGGCATCCAAACCCTATCCAGCGGTGCATATTCACACACCGAAGGTTACCTAACCACAGCATTCGGTGATTATTCACACGCGGAAGGCAGGGAAACACTTACACTTGGTGCCGGTTCCCACACTGAAGGTTACCTAACCACAGCATCCGACTTTTATTCACACGCGGAAGGCAGTAAAACACTTGCATTTGGTATAGGTTCACATGCAGAAGGATCTGGAAGTGCAGCCATGGGTAACTTTTCACACGCAGAAGGTAAAGGAACATACGCAGAAGGTGTAGTATCACATGCAGAAGGATCAGGAAGTATATCATCCGGTGCCGGTTCCCATTCAGAAGGTTTTTTCACCAGAGCATCCGGTGATTATTCACATGCAGAGGGAGTGGAAACCCTATCATCTGGTACAGGTTCCCACTCAGACGGTTATCTAACCACAGCATCCGGTGATTATTCACACGCGGAAGGTAGAGAAACATTTGCATTCGGTGATTATTCACACGCTGAAGGTTCATCAAGTATAGCGTGGGGATTTGCAGCAAATGCTACTGGAAGAGAAACACTTGCATATGGTTTGGGTTCCCACACTGAAGGTTACTTAACCACAGCATCCGGTGACTACTCACACACCGAAGGTAAAGAAACATTTGCCTTGGGTACAAATTCACACGCAGAAGGATCTGGAAGTAGAGCCATAGGTGATTATTCACATGCTGAAGGTTACCTCACTTCAGCTAGTGGGGTATCTTCACACGCGGAAGGCAGGGAAACATTTGCACTTGGCGTAGGCTCACATGCAGAAGGATATTTAACCACAGCATCCGGTATTTATTCACACGCGGAAGGCAGGGAAACATTTGCATCTGGTGCATATTCACATGCCGAAGGTATAGAAAGTATAGCATACGGTTATGTATCAAAATCAACAGGTCGAGAGTCCCAAGCCCTCGGAGATTATTCATACGCTGGTGGTCGTTCCACGGTTGCATCTGGTTCATCGCAATATGTTGTAGGAAAATACAATACCCACAATGACGATACATCATTGTTTATTGTTGGGAATGGTACTTCATTAGCAACAAAAGACGCATTCAAAGTAACCCACAGTAGCTCAATTGTTGTACCACCTCGAACATCAGCTCCATCATGGGTAGGCACAGATGGTGAAATGGTACCAGCAGTTGTAAGTGGCGCCTATTACATATACGTCTATTTCAGTGCAATCCCAGGTTGGAGAAGAACTGCACTTACATAATCCAGATATATATTTATAGACAAAAATAAAAGTCATGTCAATCATCACAGAAAAAAAATCCATCACCCCAGATGAACTAACCACACTACGTGGCATACAAGAAGAAACTCAAACCCTAGTGTTTACACTAGGGGAAATTGAGATCATGCGCCTCCAATTGAACGAACGTCACGATGAAGCAAAAAAGCAATTGCTTGACCTTACAAACCGTGAAAACACATTCAACGAGTTAGTATCCCAAAAATACGGCGACATTGACCTAGATCCATCAACTGGTGAATTTACCACATCCAACTAATGGTTTGTGATTTACGCATATTTATAATTAAATAAAACCATATATTAAACCATGTCTGAAACTTTAATATCCCCGGGTGTACAAATAAACGAAAATGACCAGTCATTCATCACTCAGCAAGTACTGCAAGCTGGTGCAGCAATAATTGGCCCTACCGTTAAAGGACCCGTAAACATACCTACTGTAGTTACCACATATTCAGATTACAAAAATATTTTTGGTGAAACATTCACCAGTGGTTCCCAAACATACGAATATTTTACGTCCATATCAGCTCAAAACTATTTCGCTGCCGAGGGAGGTGGTTCATTGTTAGTTACTCGCGTTGTAAGCGGCTCATTCACACCCGCTACCGCATCCATAAACATGTCTGGTTCATCATCACCAGCGTTCATCATTGAAACATTATCTGAGGGTGTAATCATGAACAATGATTACCCGCAAAATTTAAATGGTACATTACCTAGTGGATCGCTAGACAATATTCGATGGGGAATTGAAGCAGCAAATACTGCATCAGGTACATTTACATTACTTATCAGAAAAGGAAACGACAATACCAATGAAAAATCTGTACTTGAAACATTCAACAATTTATCGCTGGATCCATACTCAAACAACTACATTGAGAAACGCATTGGTAACTCAACACAAAACATTGCAAGCGATAGTGGTGATTTCTATTTGTCATCAACTGGAAGTTTCGCAAATATATCCAGGTACATTCGAATCAGAGAAGTACTTGCCACTACACCAAACTATTTAGACAATTCAAGCCTACCTAAAGCAATATACACGGGAAGTTTACCATTTCCATCCAGTGGCTCATTTGGTGGTGCTCAAGGAAGTAACATCCCATCAACACCAGGTGAATATTACGGAAATATAACCGGCAACTTACCACAAGGTATACCAACATCATCATACAATGATGTAATACAATTGTTAGCAAATAAAGAGGCATATTTATTCAAATACATTACCGCACCTGGATTAATATATTCAAACCACTTTCAGACAGTTACATCGTTAATCAACATGGTGCAAGAGCGAAACGACACAATGGCGATAATCGATTCATCACCATATGGTATGGCATCTAATGTAGGTGGAGTTGTATCAAACGTTCAATCACTCGATACATCATTTGCAGCTACTTATTGGCCATGGGTTCAATTAAACAATTCACAGAACACTCAAGTGTGGGTACCTGCATCCACAATCATTCCAAACGTATATGCATTCAATGATCGTGTATCTAAACCATGGTTCGCACCAGCGGGTATAAACCGTGGAAGACTTACACAGGTATCTCAACTTGAGAGAGTTGTTACCCAATCAGTGCGCGATGATTTATACAAAGCAAACATCAACCCAGTTACATTATTCCCTGGATCTGGCGTAACCGTTTACGGTCAGAAAACGTTATCGAAAAAACCAAGCGCATTAGACAGAGTAAACGTAAGACGTTTGTTAATCGAATTGAAAAGCTTCATTGGCCAATTCGCAAACACATTAGTGTTCGAGCAAAACAACCAAGTCACACGTGACCGATTCTTGACCCAAGTTAACTCATACCTAAACCAGGTACAGTTGCAACAAGGTTTAGACGATTTTAATGTAGTGATGGACGAAACAAACAACACACCTGATGTAATTGACAACAATCAATTAGTTGGACAGGTATACATTAAACCAACACGCTCTGCAGAGTTCATTTTACTTGAATTCAACATATTACCAAGCAGTGCCACACTAGATGGGCAATAATTTGACTTTACATAGACATATTAATATTTATAACTAAAAATAAACATGGGCAATTTCACAACTTCACCAGGAGTAACATTAAACGAGGTAGACAGAACATACCTTTCCGGCCAGCCAATCCAAGTTGGTGCAGCTATAATAGGACCTACAGTTAAGGGTCCAGTCGAAATTCCAACTGTGGTTACATCATATTCAGAATACAAAAATATATTCGGAGATGTTTTGACAAGTGGAAGCGATGTATATTCATACTTCACATCAATAGCAGCATATAATTATTTCAATTATGGCGGTGAATCATTATTAGTAGCTAGAGTAGCACATGGTTCATTCACATCAGCAACTTCATCTATAATTGAAAACGACTCATTAGACGATGTATTTCAGCTTGAAACATTATCGCAAGGTGTAATCATGAATAATAATGTTACAGGTTCTGGAGGTGCATTAACTAACGGAACAGTAGACAACATCCGATGTGAAATTACTAAAACAAATGATGCAGCTGGTACATTTAACTTAGTAGTGCGTCAAGGTAATGATTTGACAAGTAAAAAAATAATACTTGAAACATTCAACAACTTAAGTTTAGATCCGAAAGCACCAACATATGTTGCTAGAGTAATCGGTGACCAAACATATAGCTACAATTCATCAACTAACCAAATGGAAATTGAAGGTTCGTTCCCGAACCGTTCAAAATACATTCGTGTAGCTCAAGTAAACGTAACTACACCAGATTATTTAGACGCAAACGGTCAGCCAAAAGCCATTTACGCAGATACAATACCTGTAGTTCAACAAATCGTTTTCGGTGGTGCAGCAGGAACAATAATGGGTGGTGCAAATTTCTACCACAACATCAACTCAACAAATACACAAGGTTTAGTTGCATCTAACTACGACAATATGATTAATTTGTTGTCAAACAAAGACGAATACCGTTTTAACTTACTTGTTGCCCCTGGATTAACTAGCGATTTATACACTACTGAAATCAATACAATCATCAGCAATACACAAGAGAGAGGCGACAGTTTATTTATTGTAGACTTAGCCGCCTATGATGCAACAGGATTTGACGCGGTTGATCAAGCACAATCAATTGACAATTCATACGCTGCAGCATATTGGCCATGGTTAAACATTGTGGATCCAGCTACAGGAAAATATGTTTGGGTTCCAGCATCAACATTGATACCAGGTGTATACGCATATAACGATAAAGTATCCGCTCCATGGTTTGCTCCAGCAGGTATAAACAGAGGTGGTTTATCAACTGTACTACGTGCTCAATATAAATTGACACAAAATCAAAAAGACGAGCTATACATAAACAACATCAACCCAATCAACACATTCCCAAAACAAGGTGTAGTTGTATTCGGTCAGAAAACATTGCAAAAAGGTAATTCTGCACTGGATAGAGTAAACGTAAGACGTTTATTGATTGAGTTGAAAGGATATATTGGTCAATTAGCAGACAACATTGTATTTGAACAAAACACAGCACAAACTCGTTTTTCATTTACAAACAAAGTAGAGCCATATTTGCAAAGCATTCAACAACGTCAAGGTTTATATGCATATAAAATAATAATGGACGAAAGCAACAACGGACCTGATGTAATAGACAGAAACCAATTAGTAGGTCAAATTTACATTCAACCAACTAGAACAGCAGAATTTATTTCATTGGATTTCGTACTTTTACCAACTGGGGTAAATTTCCCGGAGTAAAATTAAATCCACACATATTTATAATTAAATAAAATTAGACAAAGATGCCTATAATTGACTCAACACAAATACTTGGAACTCCATTCGAACCAATACAATCCAACCGATTCTTGTTGAAAGTAGATGGAATACCTTCATACCTAGTAAAAGGAGTATCCGCTATATCGCTTGACCAAACACCAGTAGAATTAAACCACATTAACGTTCAACGTTTCGTTAAAGGTAAAACTAAATGGAACACAGTTGATTTGACTTTATTCAGCGCTATCTCACCATCCGGAGCACAAGCAGTAATGGAATGGATCCGTTTAGGTCACGAATCAGTAACCGGTAGAAATGGTTACTCGGATTTCTACAAAAAGAATTTAACATTGCAAGTACTTGGTCCCGTAGGAGACGTAGCATCGGAGTGGATACTTTACGGGTGTTTTCCAACCAACGTTAATTTCGGTGATTTTAGCTACGATGACGATGGTACTGCAGTTAATATTAAAATGACAGTCAGACCAGATTACGCAGTCTTGAACTACTAAAATATCCAGTACATATATTTCCATTTTACCCCACACCTCAAATGTGGGGTTTTTTATTTTCCCTTGCCCACCCCACATCCATTTAATATATTTATACACATATAATACATTATATGAAATCAGACATAAAACAACTCATACGCGAAGAAATCAAACGCATATTATCCGAGGAATACCAAGACAAATACAAAATGTCAGGTGGACTAGTTACCAACCTTGAGGCACGCCCACAAAAAGAAATATTGTCGGATATACGCGCAATCACTGGAGTCACCATAGTATCCGAAAAGGAGCTACTCCCATACAACGAACAAGACAAACGTAACTTCAAAGCGGTACTAACCGTAAAAGTAGACGGTTACCCATTCATCAAATCGGGTGGATTTGACCGCAAAAAAATGGAAGAAATAGCGGCACAAATCCGCAAAGTGGAAGGAGTTGTTGGATTTACCATGAATCCTGAGACTATCGAGACCATTTAATATATGTATATAAGAACACACAACAAGTTATAATTAAATTCAAATCTATGAGCGAATTCAAAGCACCAACCGAAACTATCGCGTTGCCATCCAGAGGTTTACTTTATTCACCAGACAGTCCATTATCAAAAGGCGAAGTGGAAGTAAAGTACATGGGAACAAAAGAAGAAGACATTCTTACCAACCAAGCATTCATCAAAAACGGTACCGTTTTAGACAAACTATTGCAATCCGTAATTGTTACCCCAATCAACTACGATGATTTACTAATTGGAGACAAAAACGCAATCATGGTTGCGGCACGAGTATTGGGTTATGGAGGTGAATATTCATTTGAGTACAATGGTGAAACACACAAAATCGATTTAGCTCAAATAGACAGCAAACCATTGCACGCTGAAATTGAAAAAAACAAACAAAACAATTTCACCTTCACCCTACCTCATTCAAAAAACACCGTCACATTCAAATTACTAACCCACAAAGACGAGCAGACAATCCAGGGTGAATTGGATGGTTTGAAAAAAATCAACAAAGATGCAGCTCCTGAACTGTCAACCAGATTGAAATACATGATCACTTCGGTGGAAGGTAAAACGGATACTGCGTCAATCAGGGACTTCGTCGACAACTATTTGATCGCGCGAGATTCACGCGCGTTACGCGAATATATCAGAGAAGTACAACCAGATGTTGACTTAACTTTCTTCCCATCTAGTGGTAGTGACCGTATCAACATCCCAATTGGCATAAGTTTCTTTTGGCCAGACATTTAATATGAACTAAAACATGGCTTCCCAAACATAGGAAGCCATTGTTTTCTGCAACATTTATTCACATTGAATAATTGAACGCAATACGCATTAAAAACAGTACATATCATGGATGTCAGTGACAAAGTTAGAAACCAATTAGCATTCTTCGGAATCACCCCCGAGAGCGCACCACAAATTAGAGAGGGCATATACACTCAAATACATGAGATTGTATTTCATGGTAATGGTGGATACGATTGGAATACGGTATACAACATGCCAATTTATCTCCGCCGCTTTACATTCAACAAAATACAGGAATACTTCAACAAACAAAACGAGCCAGCAAATCAACCATCAAACGGTACATCCACTACATTGATGGATCCCAGCGGTAACATTAACAAATCAGAGGCCGCCAAACTCAAACAAACACAACCCACACCTAAAGTAAGCTACCAATAAAGTTATATTTACCCAATATTTATAACGAAAAATATCCCATAGATGGCCAACAATAATCAAAACTTAAAAGATACCAATGATTTATTGCGTGAACAACTTGAGCTACTTAGACAAGTAAACGAACTTCAGCAAAGTTCATTCGATGTATCTTCAGCAGCTGTTGATTCCATTAAAGAGGCACTGGGTATTAATTCACGTAGATCTACATTTGATGATAATACATTAAAAGTCAACAAAGCCATTGCTCAATCCATCCTAGACCAAAAAACAGGATTGCGCGATTTAGAATCCATCGGTAAACAAATAAGCAAAAACCAGGATTTAATCAACAAGGCGAAAATAATCGAGCAAGGTTTAAACACCAGATTAGCGGGGCAGAATTTAACCAAAGTAAAAGAATTTACCGAGCTGTATCAATCACAGCAAGAGTTAGTAGATAAACTTGAAAAATCAAATGATTTATCTGCGGATCAAATACAAAAAACTATCAAGGAAATATCCTTAAATGATGTTAAACTTGACCAATTAACCCAGCAATTAAGCGCCCAACAACTCCAACTTGCATATACCCAAATCAATACAAAGGAGCTGGAAAAACAGCAAGGACTCAGAGAAAACGAGGGAAACATCCAGGCACAGCTTGAAACACAGTTAGGGTTAGTTGGTAAAATTGCAAAAACACTTGGACATTTCAGGGGTATAGCCGATGATGTGCATAAAGCACTAGCAGATACTACCGCAGAGATGCAACGATTAGCTACCGAAAATAAGAAAGTACTCAACAGGTGGCAATCATTTGGTATGTTAATAGGTAAATTGGGTAGTAACTTAATGGCCCATTTATCCGATCCATTAACCACTATCACCACTATGGTGAAAGTGTTCAAAATGATGGTGGAGGCTGGTTTTGCTGCTGATACGCAAGTTACTAACTTATCCAAATCGCTAGCAACATCGAAAGATGAAGCAGATGCACTACGTGACAGATATGTAGCTATTCAAAACTCTGGAGAGAGTATATTTGAAACCACCAAAAACTTAGTTGAAGCACAACTTCAATTAGCAGATGCATTTGGAACATCTCGTGGTTTCACCGAGCAACAAGTTCGCGACCAAGTAAAATTAACCAAACAAATCGGGCTGGAAGAAGAGGCAACCGCTGGTTTGCAACAATTGATGTTGAAAAATGGGCAAACTGCTGACCAAGCAACCATGTCTATTATTAAACAAACAGCATCCCTCTCCAAACAAACTGGAATCCAGTTAAACAACAAAAAGATACTTTCGGATGTAGCTAAAGTAAATGGACAGTTACGTTTGCAATACGGCAACAATACTGACCAGTTAGCTAAAGCAGTAATCCAATCAAATAAACTTGGGTTTAGCCTTGAACAATCCAAGAAGATAGCTGAATCGCTACTCAACTTTGAGTCATCAATCGAAGCTGAATTGTCAGCTGAGCTATTAACTGGACGCGATCTCAACTTAGAACGAGCGCGTTTACTTGCGTTAAATGGTAAATCCGCGGAAGCGGTTAAAGAAATGGCCTCTGCAATGGGTAGCGCGGCGGATTTCACCAACATGAACGTACTCCAACAAGAAGCTTTAGCGAAAGCAGTTGGAATGAGCGCGGATGAATTAGCCAACACATTAGTATTCCAGGAAAACTTAAACAAACTTGGTGATAATGCCCGTAAACAATTAGAGGATCAAGTAAATGCTAAAATGAAAGCTGGGCAAATCGACGAAGCAAATCGTTTGATGGCGGCCGCTGGTAATGAGAAAGAGGCACTGGAAGCACTGAAAAGAGTAGATGCACAGACACAATTCAACACTGCAGTAGAGCGACTTCAAGGTATAGTTGGTAGCTTTTTAGAAGGACCTGGAAAAGGATTTGTAAACTTATTAGCGTCTGCTGTCAGCCATGCCGAAGCATTGAAAAACATATTCATTGGTGTTGTTAGCTTGATGGCTGGTATGAAGGCCTATAAAGCTGTTGATTCATTAATGAATGCAAAAATCATTCGAGATGAATCTACAATACTTGGACTTAAAGTAGGTCAAGCAACCGCATCTGCTATTATAAATCCATGGGCCGCCATAGCCGGAATAGCAGCTGCTGCTACTGTAGGTGGACTTATATATAGTTCCATGAAAGGAAACGACGTAGTATCTGCCGGAGAAGGCACTGGCTACGGTAAACGTACCCTACTAATGGATAAAAACGCAATCCAGCTCAACAACCAAGACACCGTAATAGCAGGCACCAATTTATTTGGTGGTAAACAAAACCAATCCACAACCGTGGATAATTCATCGTTAATTGCCGAAATCAAAGCACTCCGCAATGAAATAAACAGCAGACCAGTTGTAGTACATAGCAAGGTCCAGTTACCAAACGGTGAAGTACTCGCTAGAGCAACCAATGAAGAAAATCGTAAAGGATGGCGTGAAATCCAATAATTAAACATATTTATAATTAAACTTGGTGTATTATGGGAATATTCGATAGATTAACAACTCCAGCTATAAACGAATTTAAAACATTCAGTCCAAACGGTTCAATATATGCACCCAATTATGTTGTTAATAATTCTTTACCTTCATCATCATTAGCATCTCTACAATCCAATCTACATGCAATTGATGGTGATGGGGTTGCTGAACCTGGATATTCAACTGGTGAAAACGGTGATGTAAATAGGGAGGTCTTTAAGCAAGCACAGCAATACGATGACGGACATTCAGATACATTACCCAATAAAAGTCAATTGTATTTACATAAACCAAGACCAACCCGATACACATCCCCAACCAAAGATTGGGTATATGTAAACTACAATAGTGAAAACACATATTTGAATTCATTTAAACCTGGAAGTAAATAAACATATTTATAATTAAAAATTAACATATCATGGGAATACTAGACAAATTTAAAACACCAAAAAGTACCGAATTGAAAAACGGATCGGAATTTGCACCAAAATACAATGCAAATGACGGGGCTGTACCTAAAACACTATTAGCTAGTGATAATTCACCACTACACGCTGACAAAGATGGAAAAGAGGGATTTTCATTAAACGGTAAAGACTTAAATGGAGTTACCAAATTATACAATGCATATGACGATGGGGCAGTTAATGCATTACCAACACCAACTGAACTTGAAGACTCAAACAGATATTCCAGTGAATTCACCCAAAAATACGATTCAAAAACAAAATACTCAAACCCAGAATCCACATCTACTGAGACAAATGGTAATCCACTTTCAGGTGGTGGATTTGGCCCTGCCGTAGGTTCATAATACATTACAATACTAACAGTACACACATCACATGGGTTTATTCACTACATATAAGGGACTTGAAGATGAACAGAATGTAAAATACAAAAACATTCCATTCAACGAGGACAACTCGTTCAACTCCCAACCATTTATCCAAACGGCACCCCCGGGTGATGGTGGTGGATTTAAAGTAGCATCCAATGTGAAAGGGTTTATCCCTAAACTTACTAGTGGATTAACCGCGGGTGCACTTAATTTAACGGATGGACTTAGTAAAACGGCTCCATCAATTGGATCTATAGCTAGAGGAGCATATCGTAGTGCAGCAGATGTAGTTAGGTTAACGAAATTCATGACCACACCAATTGGACTTGAATTTATAGCTAAACAAGAACTACTGTCACGAATGGCAGTTCAAACTGAAACCAGTAATATATCAAATGGTAGTGTGTATAGTCCATTAACTACATTAGCTCAAGCTGGTGTTAGTTTTGCTGGAATCCATTTACCACCATATGAACCCCTTATAGGATATGGTGAAGTAGCATATTCTGCAGGACAGATTAACCCCAATTTATACAGTAACAACAGGTTAGTTGGATTACATGATATCCATATTCTTAACCAATCCCCAGTTCCCAATATATTGCGTAGATATGATGGTGGGCCTGGTTCTATATTCGGTGTAGGAGCTACCGACATTAAATTCGCCACTAACCCAGCAGGAGTTACTCCTGTTCGCACTATGGGGGCTAATTTTATATTCCTTGAAGGTACACCAAAAAATCCACGACTATACCAAGCACAATATGATTCATCTCTTGTGCCAGAATATGAAGAGGGAAAAAATACTTTAGCGGAATACTACAATATGGGTAGACCAGGTAGAGTATCGTATGGACCTGATGGTAACCGTACACCTAAATCAAAATCATTTCCATTAGATCGAGTAAATGCTCGTTTCATATACTCATCAGATAGTGAACCTTTAAACGAACCGGAACAATACAAGGATTTAGTTACATTCAAAATAGGTATATTGGATGTAGGGAGTAAAAAAACCAACTACATGCAATTCCGATCCATCATAGATTCATTCTCGGACTCGTATAGTTCAGATTGGTCTTCACAAACATACATGGGTCGAGGTGAAAAGCTATACAAATACAATTCATTTGACCGCTCCATTAACATGTCATTTACTGTGGTTGCACAATCCCAAGCTGAAATATTTGGTATGTACCAAAAACTAAACTATCTAGCCTCCACTGTTACCCCTCAATATACCGATTATGGCTATATGACAGGCAATATAGCTAAATTAACTGTTGGTAATTATGCCAAAGACCAACACGGTAAAATAGACAGTATATCGTTTGAAATCCCAGAAGAATCGCCATGGGTAACTGATGGGATTGACTTCCTTCAAACCCGAATGAATGAAATGCCATTCATTATTAAAGTACAAATGAGGTACACAGTTATACATGATTTCAGACCTGAATTAGTAACTAATATATTAGATACAACCAAAAGTGGTGACATTATACCTAAGTTTGGTGACCAACGTTATATAACTAGTAAAATAGATAAAGATAATCCTGACTACCAGATTAATTTAACCAAAGAATTAGATGAAATAACAGCTACAGCACAATCTGTTAATAGAGGTAATGTGATACCATCATTATATTATTCAAAACCAAAAGAAACCCCACCACCCGTATCCCCATCAATCCCACGAGATACCCAAGGTAATGTATTATTTTTTAACCCCAATCAAACTGTAACCACTAACAAATACCAGCCCTCATCTACATCAATCCCACGAGATACTCAAGGTAACGTGTTATTTTTCAATCCCAATCAAACTGTAACCACAAATAAATACCAACCAACACCTACATCCCCCGTAATTAACCAATCAATGTTATCCGTCAATAATTATTCCTCCTCATCTACCCCTTCTGCAAACAATCCATCTTCCTCCCCATATAAACCAATCAAAAAACAAAACATATTTCAAAAATTGAAAGGTTTATTTAAAAAAACAACAGTTGCTGTTAGTAAATAGTCCCCAACACCCCCACAAAAAAAGCTTGGCCTAGCCAGGCTTTCATTGTATATTAATATTTATAATTAAAATATACATATGTCCCGTTATACATCAACACCCATAATCACAACCCCGGATCAACCACAACGTAGATACATCAACGTTAAATATCCTGAAATAACCCGTGATTTTGCAGACATATACGTGTATGCATCTTTAGGTGACCGCTATGATTTAATAGCCAATTCATATTACAATGATACTGAATTGTGGTGGGTAATTCTTAGAGCCAATCCAACACAACCAACCGACTCACTTTACCCAAACCCAGGCGATCAAATACGCATCCCTGCACCGTTTCGTATACCTACCATATTAGCGCAATATGATAGTTTAAACCAAAATATATAGTTTTATGTCAAAAATAGTAGGAGAAGAAATTCCATCGTATGTAGCACAACAAATCAATAAGCGTCAAGCGACCCAAGGTAAAACATCCCGCAATGACAAGGATATGCTGTACTTAAACGCTAGAACGTCATGGGTTAAATTAGCATCGGGTATTGTTAAAGATGATGAACCTAACATTGCCCAAAACAATATTTTATATAATGGTATATCTTCTGGTGGAGGATACGATGGCGCATTAAGACAAAAACACTCATTCGAATCCAAATATGGGTATGGCCCATCAAAATATGGCTCCCACATATCCGAATATGGCTACCAACCAATGCCAGGTATCGTTAGCGCTGACATTAGGTGTATGAACCGTGGTTCAATTAAAAAAGCAACCGTTCAAATCAAAGCATTCACCCCAGAACAATTCCATATTCTCGATCAACTATATCTTCGTATAGGATATACCATGTTTTTGGAGTGGGGACATAGTATATATTTAGATGACAAAGGTGATGTTGTTAACATGGGATACACGTTAATCGAAGCCGATCAAGGATTTTTCGCATCAACCGATTACTACCAAATGCTCGGTAAAATTGAATATTACCGTAAAAGTAAATTCGGTAACTACGATGGACTCATATGCAAAGTAGTAAACTTTAACTGGCATATAGCACAGGATGGTTCGTACGATATCACACTAGAGTTAATCAGTGTGGGTGATGTAGTGGAATCACTTAAAACAAACATATCACCAAACAAAGAACTAGCAGATGGTATTGACCAGGTGATGAGTTCATTGAAGAGTGAGGAAACGGATGCTCCATCACAAATATCCCCATCTTCAAATATCATTTCAGCATACTTATACTTCCAGCATCTGCTTAATAAGGATTCTGCCAATTATTCAAAGGAAAAAATATTTGCACATATTGTACAGAAAAACGACAAATTGAAGTTAGGTCATTTCATTAAACTTAACCATCTTCCTCCACTTTTCAAATCAAATCCTGAGGCAGGTAACTTTAAAACATCTACTAGTTTTTTATCGGAAGATGCCGCTAGAACATGGGCTGTGCAAACATATCCTACTGCAACAGAATCTAATTCATCATTGCCTGGCCCGCAATCATATACTATACAAAGTACTACCCAAACACTAGTACCGAACGTAAAGGGTTTACCTAGCACTAGTGGATTGTATTATGTGGTATATAATGATGCTGAACCTCTTCAAAAATTCAAATTTGGTAAAGTAGGACAGGGTGAACGAAACGTAATGTTTATCAACTACGAAAACCCCAAAGAAAACAAAAACGACTCATCCACTGGATACTACATGCGTTTTGGGCATTTACTAGATTTTTTAGACAAATATGTGGTACCCAGATCAAAAACTGACAGATCGATTAAAATGGTCAAAATATACTCTGAACAGTCACTAATGTACCGCCACCCATACCAGTACTCAGCAGATCCTAGAGTATGTGTGGTTGCCATACCTCAAAATGAACCAATAAATTCCAAAATATTTTTAGTTGACGAGAAGGGTAGCGATTTTGATTCACGAGTTCAGTGGAAAATATCAAAAGGAGGATACTCGGCTAATTCAATGAACATATACATTTCCCACACCCAAATCCTCCAATCACTTGAAGCTAATTTAGACGACAAGGGCAATTTATCGTTATTCAATTTCTTGAAAGACATATGCAATGCATTGAACAGAGCATTGTGTGGGTTAAATAACCTAGAGCCAGTAATTGACGAAACCGACAACATATTATATATAATTGATTCCAGCTACCATGTTAAAAAATCAAAAACATATGAATTGGAATTATATGGTTACAATAACGATTGGAACACATCCAATTTCGTTCGTAACTTCAACTTGAAAACCGAAATCACCCCAGAATTCGCAACCATGGCCTCCATCGGTGCTACCGCAGCTGGATATGTTAAGGGAACTGAAAACACCATGTTTTCACGCTTCAACAAGGGTTTAATTGACCGCTTCCAAGACGAGTGGCATGCACCAACATCAGACACTGCTAAAGAAGCAAGAGAAGACGTACTCGACTTGTACCGAAATAAAATATGGTGGGGAATGTGGAACGCATTTGGTATGATTAAAAAAGGCACAAAACCACAACTACAAATCAACATCATTGATCGTAATGTATCAATAATGACCGAATTCTTCAAGTACATACAATCTGAACAGCGCAACAAAAAAGAAAAGTATGCATCAACCCAAAACGGTTTTATCCCAATCAGCTTGGGTGTAACCATGGATGGTATATCAGGCATTAAAATATACAATTCATTAAATGTATCCACTCGATTTTTACCAGCTAATTACCCAGAAAATCTGGTGTTTATCATCAAAGGCGTAAACCACAAATTATCAAACAGTGACTGGGAAACCACACTGGAAACCGTAGTTGTATCCAAAGTTGACACAAGCAAATAGTTATGGAAAACGAAACAGACTACATCGAATATCAAAAAATTGTACTTGACATAATTGGGTTATCCTCACCAAAACAAAATGTTTCCGCACCTGGAGCAAACCGGTTAGTTAAAAGTTCCAAACGGGCAACATCCGATGAAACCAAATTATTCTACCAAAAGCTATTCACCTACCTAGGCATACCAGAGACACAAGGTAATTTGCTATTTGTTCGCGCATGGGCTCAAATTGAGGGATCTGAAAGAACCGGCTCTCGACCAACATACAATCCATTGAGTACAACCCTTTCTAGCGGTGCTACATCATCATTCAATTCAATTGGTGTACGAAATTACCCAACATTGAATGTAGGTGTTATTGCAACTGCAAATACCATTAAAGGTAAATTGTATTCTAAAATATACACAGAACTAAAAAAAGGCATACCAGATAAAGCAACCGCTATTTCATTATCCAAAAAATGGGAGAAAAAATATGGTCCGCTTTGGACGTGGGTAAATGGATCAGACATTACAAAGAGTGATCTTCCACCATACATTTCGGGTGTATTAGCTGGAAATGTATCCTCTGGAACAATACACATACCTAATTAATACATAATACACTATGGACGAAGAAGACTTCTATGAAACGATGCGAGCAATAGTATTCAAAATTGTGGATGGAGATGCACCCAAAATCTCAAAAAACTACCCAGCGGCATCCCCATTCATAGGCAAAAAATACACCACTGGTGGATTACCGATTACCTCTCATTTTGGTCCTAGGTGGGGTAAATTCCACTACGGAATGGATATTGCTGGACTTACCCAAGGCGGGGTACAGGTAAAAGAGGGTACCCCCATGTACTACAACGGAGACTCAGGTACCGTAACATCAACCGTAACTAAGGGTTATGGTAATGGGTATGGTCTTAAGGTCATTATAAAAAATCAAGATGGTTCAATCATAATATGCGCCCACCTTAGTAAAGTTAGTGTCAAAAATGGACAAACCGTAACCAGTGGTACATTATTAGGTAATATAGGAAATACAGGACATTCATTTGGTGCCCATCTCCATTTCGAATACAAACCTTTGGGGGCTCCATCAACATCTAATGGTTCCATAGACCCATACCCATACATAGACAAATACATAAAATTCAAACAATAAACATGTACTTCCCAAAATCACAATACACCGGAAACCTATACACTGATGGAACCAGGTATGCTGTTGCCACTAACGGTAACCCGTACACTGGATACTACTTCAAAACATTTGCCAATGAATTGTATACCGGGAAAACACCAGAAGATGGCCCAACCCAATTATTGGTTGAAATCCAGCAACCCATGTTGGATGACATTACCCCCGCTACTCAACCATTGTATGTATATCCTATCTCCACTACAGCATACAACAATAAAGAACCAGAAATCCGTTACCTTCCACAACCCAACGTAACATTACCCACACCGGATGACTATAAACAGGGTGTATTCACCCGCTATTTTTGCAAGAAAACAAACGAGTTAAAATATATCGAAATCGATCAAAAAACACATTCCAAACTTGCATCCCAATCCAGTGAAGTAGCGTGGGATCTATATATACCTCAATCAATTGATTGGTATATAACGGGAAACATGGAAAACATATACAACTTAAACAAGTCAATTGTGAACATGGTTGAAACGGAGGAGAAATGGTACGGTTTCTCGCAATACTTTAAACAAAACTTTGCAAAATACTTTGCTACTTAACATATCCTTCATATATTTAACCTATGTTTTGGTTAATAGAAGATGTCAGTAAAGTAGAAACGCTATGTAGAATACGCCACAAAAACGTATACGTAGATATACTACCGGTATCCCACACTCACCACGCACAGGAAAACGAAATATGCGCCATATACCTTAAACCCACACAAAACGACAAAGGGTATATATTACCCGTAAACCACAACGACACACTCAATTTACCAATTGATTTAATCCAGAGCGTGTTGGACAGCATTGAAACCATACACGTTCACGACAAAAAGGAATTCCTGCACTATTTCACACACAAAAACATTGCGTGCCCGGTTCCAGGCATTCACACACAATTACCAACACATACATCAACACACGAGCACTTTTACCGTTTGTATCCAAACCGAGCAGATGTTAACACAATCATACCAATTGTAAAACACTACGAGTGGTTTGAGCAACGGTTTGCTGCTTTACCCGAAACAAACACCACACACTTCTACAACAAAGCATCCATCGTATACAACATGCTGGAGAGCAGTGGAATATCAGTTAATACAAGCGATTATATGCGATATTTCCAACGAGACGATGTACAACGTGTCTACACACACTACAATTTAAATACCACAACAACTAGACCATCGAATACATTCGGTGGTATTAGCTTTAACACATTAAACAAAGACAATGGAGAACGAGAGTGTTTTATTCCGAGCAACGATATATTCATTGAGTTGGATGTCAGTGCTTATCATGTTATTCTTTTATGCCATCTGGTGGACCATGATTTCGGCGGTGAAGATATTCATCAAAGTTTTGCTACTTTGTATGGGGTGGATTACCAGAGAGCAAAAGAAATAACCTTTCAGCAGCTGTATGGAGGAATTTGGAAACAATACGAAAATTTAGTATATTTCCGCAAAGTAAAAGAATACACTGACCAATTGTGGAACCAATTCACCACCCAGGGATACATTGAATGTCCCGTATCGCAATACAGATTTGAGCGTGATAAGCTGGATGAAATGAACCCACAAAAACTACTCAACTACGTGTTGCAAAATTTTGAAACAGCAACCAATGTTAAACTGATGTGGAAGATATTTAGAGTATTGCGTGGTAAAAACACCAAACTCATATTAACTGTGTACGATTCATTTTTATTTGACGTTGATGAATCCGAAACAGAGGTCATGCCACAAATAGTAGAAATATTTAAACAACACCGCTTGAATGTGAAGACCAAAGTGGGCAACACATATAATTTCAAATAAAACCAGTTATGTATCCGAATTTCGAAGAAGCTCTGTATATGTATGATACGAGTCATAGCTATGACTATGACCATTTCATGAACACAGAACTTATGATCAACAACAGACTACTATGTACTTTCACAACCCTTGACACACTCGACGAGTTAATTTCAGGTTTGACACAAAAGTACTCCATACTATACAATAAAATGTTTGTATTGCACGTTAAATCAAACAACGAATACGTGGTAACATACAACATAGACCAAGGCAATACATCCGAGATACCTGAAAATACCATTTTGGTGCACCGCAAAAAGGAACACAATGTGCTATACACAATCAATTCATTGAATGAGTTAATTAAGCGATTGAATGGTGGTGTAGTTGATCCAAAATTCCCAATTAACTGGCAACACTACAGAAACAGCATATTGCTAACACAAAATTCCGATTTGAAGCAATTGAACACCAAAATATATAAAATAATTGAATTGTAATCCAGCCAACAAAATGGCTGGTTACTTGGCAAAAACATTTGCCTACCAAATAAAGGTTACGTATATTCAAGTTGTAAACAAATAAAATAAGTTATATATGAACATTGATGCAATCAAACGCAAATTAGAGGCAATGCAAGCGCCTAAGTCATCATCAAAAGGTGGTGAAAAAAACTACCCGGAAAAATTCAAACCAACCATCGGTAAACAATCGATTCGTGTAGTACCATTCAAATTCAACAAAGAAAATCCATTCACTGAGTTGAAATTCTATTACAACATCGGCAGTAAAAAAGTAATCGCATCACCATTAAACTGGGGCGAAAAAGACCCTATCGCTGAATTCGCAAAACAATTGAGAGGCACAAACGACAAAGAAAACTGGCGTTTAGCGAAAAAACTTGACCCGAAAGTTCGCATCCAAGTTCCAATCGTGGTACGCGGTGCAGAGGAAGAGGGAGTGAAAATGTGGGAATTCGGTAAAGAAATCTACGAAGCGTTCTTGCAATTAGCAGCAGACGAGGAAGTAGGTGATTTCACAGACATCATGGTAGGTAGAGATATCAAACTGAACACAGTAGGACCAGACGTAACTGGAACAGCATACAACAAAACAACTATTTCAGTTGCAATCAAAACATCGCCATTGTACGATGACGAGGCTGTAATTGAGCGTATATTGGAAGAACAGAAAAATCCATTAGACACGTACAAATCACTCCCATTTGACGAAATCAAAGCAGCATTACAAGAATGGTTAGCGCCAGTGGGTGAAGAAGACGAAGACAGCATCACATTCACAACTGAAACAAAAGCTGAACCAAAATCAAACTACAGCATTTCAACAAAACCTGCAGCAAAAACCACCAAATCAGACAAATTCGACGAATTGTTTGGCGATGATGAAGACGACGATATGCCGTTCTAATTCACACACAAAATTATTTACTACTTAAAATAAAGTTATGGCTAAAGGAAGAAAATCATTGTCAGCAGCCGCTGACGAAGCAATCAAATCAAGTTTTAGTTTAGACAAATTTAAGCAAAGTAAAGGATTGGCATCCAACGTAAAGTTCAAGGAACAACGTTGGATTCCTTTTTCTCCCGCTTTGCAAGACGCATTGTCTATTCCTGGGTGTCCTATGGGGCACCTAGTTATCGCTCGGGGACGATCTGACTCGGGTAAAACCACATTAATGATCGAGCTTGCCATTGAGGCACAAAAGATGAAAGTATTGCCTGTATTCATCATTACTGAGATGAAATGGGACTTTTTGCATGCCGAGAAGATGGGCTTTCAGTTAACCAAAAACATCGACCCAGAAGACCCAGACAACATAGACTACGAAGGGTTTTTCATTTACGTTGACCGCAGTACATTAAACACAATTGAGGATGTATCCGCGTTCATAGCAGACATACTTCAGTCACAAAAGAAAGGTGATTTACCATTCGATCTATTGTTCCTGTGGGATTCAGTTGGTTCCATCCCATGTGAAATGTCAGTAAGCGCAAATAAAAATAACCCACAGTGGAATGCTGGAGCAATGGCTACACAATTTGGTAATTTCATCAACCAGAAATTTCCTATGTCTCGCAAAGTGAGTTACCCGTACACCAATACATTATTCGTAATCAATAAAGTGGGTGTTCAACCTGCAGCAACACCAATGTCTCAACCGAAAATGACAAACAAAGGAGGCGACGCTATGTACTGGGATGCATCATTAGTAATTACATTTGGTAATGTAACCAACAGCGGTACATCGAAAATCAAGGCCATCAAAAACAAGAAAAACGTCGAATTCGCTAAACGAACCAAAATCGCAATCGACAAAATCCACTTAAGCGATGGAGTTTGCACCCAATCAACAGTAATAGTTACCCCACACGGTTTTATTCCAGATACTGATACTGCAATAAAAAACTACAAAGCAACATACTCAAACGAATGGTTCCAGGATGCGTCAGGTGAAATTGACATAATTGAGGACAATTCGGAATGGAGCGAAAAACCAGATATATCCGATGTCATAGACATGATTAGCCGGGAAGATGTTGTGTAGTTAACTGATCATCCTCCGTTCATCTCCTTGAATTGCACCATATTTATAATAAAACACAAATTTATTATGAAAAAATGCAATTCATGTTTGGGGGAGTACCCATTCGATATGTTCCATGTAAAAAGAGCATCAGATGACGGTTACAACAATGTGTGTAAGCCATGTAAAAAAATCAAAAACGAGTTATTTTATGCAAATAACCGTGAGTCAAAATTGGTATACCAAAAAGAATACCGGGAGAAAAACAAGGAAGTAGTTGACGCGTACAAAAAAGCATACAATAAAACATATTTACCTGAATACTACAAGAAAAACAAAGAAAAACGACTAGCATATAGTTACGAATACAACAAGGAACGTAAGAAAACAGACGAAAATTTCCGTTTAGCGTCCCTGCTACGATCTCGTTTCCATCATGCATTGAAAAATGGATTCAAAATGAAATCGGTAATCGAGTTAGTAGGATGTACTATTGAAGAATTCAAGTTGTATGTTGAATCTTTATTTTATCCGGAAATGACTTGGGAAAACCACGGGGATATCTGGGAAATAGACCATATATTACCATGTGCCTCATTTGATTTAACATTGTTGGAGGAGCAGAAAAAATGTTTCCATTTTTCGAACCATCAACCATTATTTAAAACAACAGCTATTGCCCAATCGTTGGGATACAATGATATAGTTGGGAACAGAAACAAGTTACATAAAATAATTTAAACCCATGAAGAAAGACCTATTCAACCTACTAGACAACATCCAGGAAAACCAGGAAACACCAACCGGTGAACGTTACCTAATCTGCGACGGACTTAACTTGTTCTTTAGAAACTTCTCCGCCATCAACGCAGTTAATTCAAACGGGGCCCACATTGGTGGTTTGGGTGGGTTCTTTCGCTCATTGGGTGCATTAATTCGCCAAATCCAACCTACACAAGTAATCATGGTGTTTGATGGAATTGGCTCATCCACATCACGTAAAAACATCATCCCCGAATACAAATCGGGGAGAAATGTTACCCGTGTAACCAAACATGAACTGTTTGACAATATAGACGACGAGGACGAATCCAAAATTGGACAAATCGTTCGCATCATTCAATACTTGAAAACGTTGCCCGTGAAAACAATCACCTTGGGTAATGTAGAAGCGGACGATGTCATAGCATATTTAGCAAGTACCTTGCCTGTAAACGAGAACGATCGTGTATTCATAGTATCTAGCGACAAAGACTATTTACAGTTGATTACGCGCCAAGTAATCGTTTATCGACCAGTTGAACGTGAATTCTATACTGAAGAAACAGTACGTGAAAAATTCAACCTGGATCCGCACAATTTCATATTGTACAAAACACTATTGGGTGATGCTTCAGATGCATTGCCTGGCATTAAAGGATTGGGCGCTGGTAAACTATTCAAGTTATTTCCAGAGTTATCCACACAACCACTCACATTCGAGGACATACTCGATATTTCAGAGAAAAACATGAGCAAACATGTAATTTACGCTAGAGTGTTACATGACATAGAATTGCTTGAAAACAAATACAAAATCATGGATTTATCCAACCCCATGATGAGCGACCAAGACAAACTAGACGTTGACCATTTAATCAAACATACCCCACTTGAATACCATCCAGAGGCATTCGTGGAGTTATACAACGAGGACCAGTTGGGTGGTTTAATCAGAAACGTAGAATATTGGATTCGCGATACCTTCAAAGATTTGTTGGTAACCCAATAGATAATTCATACATTTAATACAAATAAAAGTTATAAAATATGGCAGCACTCCAATCAATGGAAGAGTATGGTGTACCTTTTCAAATGAAGGTAATCTCATCGCTACTCAACCACAAAGAATTCTTGCAAAACATTCACGATGTGCTCACCGAAGAACACTTCAGCAACCCTTCACACAAGTGGATAATTGGCGAAATATTAAAGTACTACAGTCGATTCCACACAACCATATCAATGGATATGTTGAAGGTGGAAATGAAAAAACTCGACAACGAGGTGCTCAAGGTAGCCATCAAAGAACAATTGCGTGAAGCGTACAAAACAGATGTATCTGATTTACCTTACGTGCAAGAGGAATTCAGCACATTCTGCAAAAACCAGCAACTTAAAAAAGCGCTTCTATCCAGCGTTGATTTACTTAAAGCGGGCGACTACGAGTCAATCAAATACATGATTGAATCAGCCATGAAAGCGGGACAAGACAAGAACATTGGCCACGAGTACAAACGCGACACTGAGTCGAGATACCGTGAAGACCATAGAAAAACCGTACCTACACCATGGGAACAAATCAACGAGTTGATTCAAGGTGGTATTGGCAATGGCGATTTGGGACTGATATTTGGTGGTCCTGGTGGTGGTAAATCATGGTCACTAGTTGCCATGGGAGGATTAGCGGTGAAAATGGGATACAACGTTATCCACTACACACTGGAATTAAGCGAGGCATACACTGGTAGACGATACGATGCGTTTTTCACCGGTGTTGACGTTGACCAACTAGACAAACACAAAGAACAGGTGGAGGAAGTTACCTCGCAATTACCTGGCGAATTAATCATTCGCGAATTTGCAATGGGTAAAACAACCATATCCACACTTGAATCGCACATCAATAAAGTGAGAGAAATGGGAATCGAGCCCGATTTAATCATTATCGATTATTTAGATTTATTATCCAGTAAAAAACGAAACACGGATACTAAAGGCGAAATAGACGATATTTATACTAGCGCGAAGGGCCTTGCACGCCAACTTAACCTACCAATTTGGTCGGTTTCGCAGGTAAACAGAGCCGGAGCAAAAGATAGCGTTATTGAAGGAGACAAAGCAGCAGGAAGTTATGCGAAAATGGCCGTAGCCGATTTATGTATGTCATTATCCAGAAAAAAAGAAGACAAAGTAAACGGTACCGGACGATTGCACATCATGAAAAACAGATATGGTGGTGATGGTATGACTTACGAAGTGGATATAAACACTAAAACCGGTAACATAGTAATCGGAGACGCATACGATGAAGAAGCAGATACCGTACCCGCTAGACAAAGTCGCAAATTTGAAGACTTCGATAACCTAGACAAGCAATTATTGAAAGAAAAATTTTTCGAATTAAACACGTAAAACTATGGCATTAACAGAACCACGCTTACATTACAAACCATTTGAATATCCACAGGCATTTGAATTCTACAAAGACCAGCATCGTGTGCATTGGCTTGCAGATGAGATTCCTTTAGCATCCGATTTATCTGACTGGAAGGGCAAATTAACCGAAAGTGAGAAAAATTTAGTGGGCAACATATTGAAATCGTTCGCTCAAACCGAAGTACACGTGAATGACTACTGGTCAACTAAAGTGTCAGCATGGTTCCCGAAGCCAGAAATTCAAGCAGCGGCTCGCGCATGTGCTGATTTCGAGTCGATACACGCTGAGAGCTACTTTCGCTTAAACGAGGAACTTGGCCTTGACAATATTGTTGAATTCATGGAGGACCCAGCTATATCAAGTAAACTTGAGCGACTAATTGAAACACCTGGAGATACATTAGAGGAACGCGCGTTATCATTAGCTATATTTTCAGCATTCACTGAGGGTGTAAATTTATTCTCATCATTCGCTATATTGATGTCATTCCAGTTGCGTAACTTAATGAAAGGAACTGGACAAATAGTGGAATATTCAGTACGTGACGAATCGTTACACTCCAGATTTGGGTGTTGGTTATTCAGAATATTGATCGATGAAAACCCAGAACTTGGCACACCAAAATTCACACAAGCTATATATGAAGCATGTGATATGTCTGTACAGTTGGAATTCAATTTCATCGACAAAGCATTTGAAATGGGTGATATTGAGGGGCTATCCAAAGCACAATTGAAAAATTTCATCAAAGAACGCGCCAACCAAAAACTAATTGAGCTTGGATATAACCGTTTATACAATGACATTGATCCAAACATGTTAAAACAAATGGAATGGTTCGGACATTTAACCAATGGTAAAAGTCACACCGATTTCTTCAGCACACGCGTTACCGACTACTCCAAATCTACCGCAGACTGGAGCGACTTATAATCAAATAAACAAAACAAACATATATGAGCAAAATAAACGTAGATACATCAAACTGGGTAAAAAATCGTGACTACCCAGCATGGCTCGACCAAATAGGTATGGCCACTATCTCACAAGGTTACCTGTTACCACACGAAAACGTATTCAAAGCATTCACACGCGTATCTAAAGCAGCGGCTCGCCGCCTTAAACGCAAAGATTTGCAACAATACTTTTACGAGGCGATGGAGAAAAATTGGCTGTGCTTAGCATCACCTGTGCTTTCAAACATGGGTACAGAGCGCGGTATGCCTATTTCATGTTTCGGCATTGATACACACGATTCCATTGATGGTATTGCATATTCAAATGCAGAGTTAATGCGATTGGGTGCCTCCGGTGGTGGAGTTGGAATTGGTGTATCCCGCATCAGAGGACGTGGCAAAGAAATATCCGGCAACGGTGTGAGCGAGGGTGTTGTTCCATGGTGCAAAATTTACGATTCAACCATCCTAGCAACAAACCAGGGTTCCGTTAGACGTGGTGCTGCATCAGTTAACCTATCCATTAACCACCCAGATATCGAGGAATTTTTGGGTATCAGACGACCAAAAGGAGACGTAAACAGACAGTGCTTGAACTTGCACCAGTGTGTTGTAATTGACGATTCATTCATGAACCGAGTGGAGGAAAGAGATCCGCACGCAATTAAATTGTGGGGTGAAATATTGAAAACACGTTTGGAAACAGGTGAACCGTATATCATGTTCGAAGACAATGTGAACAATGCAAACCCGGAAGCATACAAGAACTTCAACTTGAACGTGTCAATGACCAATATATGCTCTGAAATCACATTGTATACCGATGAACTTCACTCATTCATTTGCTGTTTATCGTCATTGAATTTAGCAAAATGGGACGAATGGTCAACGTATAAATTCGCAAACGGAATGGATTTACCTGAACTTGCATGTTGGTTTTTGGAGGGTGTATTGCAGGAATTCATCGACCGTTCAAAAAACGTGAAATTGCTAGAAAACACATACCGCTCCGCGGTAAAAGGTAGAGCAATTGGTATTGGCGTGTTGGGATGGCATACATTTTTGCAAGAACACAACATTCCATTTGCTGGATTGCAAGCAAATTCATACACACGTTTGATGTTCGATTTCATCGAAAAAGGTGCATTGCGCGCATCAAAAGAGCAAGCCACACTGTATGGCGAACCTGAATGGTGTAAAGGAACAGGGTTGCGCCACACGCACCATTGTGCTATAGCACCAACTGTATCGAATGCAAACATTTCAGGTGGTGTATCGGCATCAATTGAACCAATCCCAGCAAACATATTCAATTTGAAAACAGCAAAGGGCACATTCATCAAGAAAAACCCGGTACTCGAGCGCGTGTTGGAGGCAAAAGGCTACAACATTGACAGTGTTTGGAAGCAAATCCAGGAAGACAAAGGAAGCGTACTTAACTTACCCGACTATATATTGTCGGCGGAAGAAAAGGAGGTGTTCTTGACATTCAAAGAAATCAACCCATTCGAGATAGTTAGACAGAACGGAATCCGTCAAAAATACGTAGATCAAGCAATATCGCTTAACCTTATGTTTGACCCAAACACACCACCAAAAGTAATTAGCGATGTGCATAAATTAGCGTGGCGTGAGGGAATCAAATGTTTGTACTACATGCGAAGTGAGAGCTCGTTGCGTGGTGATAGTATCGCTACAGACAATGAATGTATCAGCTGTCACGCGTAGACAATATGTAATGTAAAATAATTTAGCTATCTGGAAAACAGGTAGCTATTTTTTTACCTTTGCGACATATGTATTATAGTAATAACTTTAAACATTTTAACTTATGAACATTTATGGACGAGTTGGTTGGAGAGCAGCTAGTAATGCACCTGCACCAGAAATCATAACCAGCGGACTTATACTTAACCTAGATGCTGGTAACGCATCATCGTATCCTGGAACGGGTACAACATGGAACGATTTATCGGGGAATGGTAGAAATGCAACATTAGCAAATGGTGTTGGATATTCATCATCAAATGGGGGGGTATTAACATTTGACGGTATTAATGATTATGGTCAAGTACCTACATTTACATATCCTAATTCATATAGTGTTGCGGTTTGGGTTAGAATTAACTATACTAATTCAACAAATTATGCTAGAATACTTGAAAAAGGACTTAATAATGAATTCGCATTAACAATTAATAAACCTGCACGACCAGATAGTTATGTATATCAATTGGGTGATTCTTCCGCCGCCCTTCGTTCAAATAGTGCGGTTCTTTCAAATTATACGCTATTAACAACAACTGTTGAAAATACATCAAGTAGTAATTATACTATTAAATTTTACATTAATAGTACTCTCGATAATACTACAACTTATACTATATCATTCACTAAAACAAATCCATTATACTTTGGAGGTAACCCAGCAGCATTAAACCTTACTGCTATGTTTGGAGAAATAGGTCAAATATTCATGTACGATAAAATATTATCTCAGAGCGAAATTACACAAAACTACAACGCAGCTAAAACTAGATTCGGTCTATAACCCACTAAACTATACACATTATGGAATACAATAATAACACATATATCACTATCGCCCACACAACTTGTGAAGCGTTAGGTTTGGGTGAAACACATCGCATGAACAAGGAACAAACAATTTGTATATTGGAGTTTGGACAAGGTGAACCAATTCCTGCAGAAATAGCAGAACATGTAATTGATACCTACACACACCAAGAAGCACTTGAACTTGTTGCTGGTGCTGAGTGGGTATCAGAATGGTAATTCTAACCCAATCCCACAATTACCACAAACTAGCCACCCCTCAAAAGGTGGCTTTTTTTCTGCATATTTATCCCCAAACCATTAACCATGAAACAATTAATGAAAAACTACTGGTCACCAACACCAAAAAAATGGCGTAAACTAGGCGATGCACTACTAGGGGCTAGCACAACCATCACTGGATTTGCCATAGCAAACGACAACCACTACATTGCGTATACAGCACTTATATGCGGTGTGTTAGGTAAAGTAATCACTAATTTATTCACTGAAACAGAACAAACCGAAAACATATGAGCCTTAAAGCACTGCAAGCAAAAATAGGCGTGTTGGCCGACGGTAATTTTGGCCCGAAAACACTTAAAGCCGCAGCCGCATACTTCAAATTCACACCTGAACGTGCCGCACATTTCTTCGGGCAAGTTGCAACTGAAACAGGCAACTTTGCAGCATTCAGCGAGAACTTAAACTATTCAGCAGATGGACTGCAACGCATATTTGGCAAATATTTCCCAGGCGACCTAGAGCAACAATACGCTAGACAACCAGAGAAAATAGCCAATCGTGTATACGGTAGCAGAATGGGCAACGGTTCGGAGGCAAGCGGGGATGGTTGGAAATACCGTGGCAGAGGTGCCATACAATTGACAGGTAAATCAAACTACCAAACATTTGCAACGTACTTGAAAAACGCGGAAATCATGGCCAATCCAGATTTGGTTGCCACCACATACGCATTTGAATCAGCTATATTTTTCTTTGAGCGAAACAAATTGTGGCAATACACAGTGAAAGTAGACCATCCATCTATACTTAAACTATCGCGCGCAATCAATTTAGGCAACGCTAACTCAACCGCTACCCCACATGGGCTAGAGGGTCGCATCAAATTCACAGAACAATTTTATTCTTGGGTAAAATAACACAACCATGCAACTAAGTAAACATCTATCATTGGCTGAAGTAACTCGCAGCGATTCAGCAAAACGCAAAGGTATATCAAACATGCCTACACCAGCGCATATTGAAAACTTCAAACTATTGGCCGAAAAGGTATTTGAACCAATGCGCGAATATTTTGGCAAACCAATCCACATTTCATCTGGCTACCGCTCAGATGCACTAAACAAAGTAGTGGGTGGCTCCAAAACATCGCAACATTGTTCAGGCGAGGCAATCGACATTGACATGGACAGTAGCGCAAGCGGTATCACCAACAAAATGATATTCGACTATATCAAAGACAATTTAAACTTTGACCAGCTAATCTGGGAATTCGGAACAGCATCCAATCCAGACTGGGTGCATGTATCGTACGAATCAACTGGAAAACAACGCAAGCAAATATTGCGCGCGGTGAAAAAAGGAGGAGCTACCACATACGTGCCATTTAAGTAGAAAATAATTTGGATCTCCGCAAGGAGATCCATATATTTACACTCATGAAACAAACATACTTACCTTATCTTTTGCTGTTTTGCGCACTTGGATTGTCCGCAACAGCAGCATACTACAGTGTAGTTGGACTAGCGGTGATATTCTCCAGCGTAGCCATACCAGTTGTAATCATGGGCACATTTTTGGAAATATCCAAAATATCCATTGCCACTTACCTGCACAATTCATGGAGTAAAATATACACAGCAATGAAAGTATATTTGGTTGTTGCTGTGGTAGTGTTATCATTCATCACCTCACTGGGTATCTATGGTTTATTGAGTGGTGGTTTCCACCAAAATATATCCAAACTAGAGGTGGGCGAGCGTGTAATTCAAAGCGTGGAGGTGAAAAAGCAACGCTATGAGCAAATCAAGCAGGAATACCTGCAGGAAAAACACACGCTAGACAGAGACATATCTGCGCTTAGAGGCGCATTGTCAAACAAAACCACATTGTCCCATGTAGACAAAAAGACCGGCGCTGTTATCAACACAGAAAGCGCAGGTAACCGTAAAGCATACGAGGCACAACTCAAAGAAACATCCACACAACGCGAGCAATTGTCCCGCAAAATCGAGTCACTGAACGATTCAATTACCGCACTTGACATGCATGTACTGGATTTGGAAAACACCGAAAATACATCGGGTGAATTGGGTGTAATCAAATACGTACATGAGTTAACCGGGTGGAGTATGAACGGGATAGCCAACACATTCATATTGCTACTCATATTTGTGTTCGATCCATTAGCAATCATGCTTGTGATTGCAACCAACCAAGCATTTGAATCCAGTAAACCAAAATACAACATATACGGTGAGGTAAAGTCACGTGAAACATCATTTGACGAGAGCGATGAACCCGTAGCGCCCATGCCCATATACAATGTAGAGGACGTTATATATCCCATAGCGGAAGAAAAACCGGCACGTGATGTCACTAGCGAATTGAGAAAACAGTTGTTTGGCAATGACGATACTTCCAAAACCTACTAGAGTTGTTGCATACGTATAAACATAACCACACAGAGAAAAAGTGGAACGTTTTGTTTATGTAAAATGCATTAACACTATATTTAAATGGAGAAAATATTTAACGCACTTGTAAACAAATTAAGCAATTTATCGCCACTATTAACATTTATTGTCATTGTTTTAGCAACAGCCATGTACTTATTCAAGGATGTAATATCCAAGAAAATACAAGACTATAAGCTACGCAAAAACTGTGACTCGACAACAGAAGACGGGCAGTACGATTTCGAAGATTTATCCTACCATGACCTGTTTAGCGTCATATTTGAGGTAAAATCCGCAATCAAACGCTACCATTTCGCAGAAGAGGATGGAGGCGAAACCAAAACACGCATCTTCCACGATTTCCTCAACATCATGTTAAACGAGATATTCGAAAACATGAAGCAACTAATTCAAACCATTTCGGCACAACACAAAGCAGGAGATGTATCGCGCGATGAGCTGAAACAAACCATCCGCAAATCACTAAACGTTATCGTAGACAATTATTGCATGAAAGGCGAGCACCATTTAATCGACAAAGGACTCACCAAAGCAGATGCAACATACGTTGTAGAACTATTTGAAAATTGGAGAAGCGAAACGCGCGCATCCATTAATTCCAGAATTGACGCAATGTTTGCCAGTTCATTCCACACTACCAATTTTCAACGAACCCTAGCTGTATACGAGTTAATCAGCGTATCGGTATCATTAATACCGAAAGACGGAATCCGCTCATTCAAGGAAATGAACGGCAAATTCAAAACCATCCAATACTAGTAGGGGGTATATTTAAAGTTATTTACAGCATATTTGGCTCCCTTGTGGAGCCATTTGTGTATAAAATACTTGGCTACCTCAATATTTATTCGTATATTGCGCCATATTAATAAAGGTTATGCTATACTCAACACACACCCCCGAACTAATCGACAAACACATCTCGCGTTTGCAACCACTCAACTACAACCAGTTCAGATGGTGGAGACGATTCGACACAAAATACAAACCACTACCAAAAGGCGCATCATTTTACCAGCGTATACGCAACGGTGAATTTGAATTCAGCCACTACTTTTGGCAAGCACACCACTGCGAACACGAAATTAACCAAAAATACCTCGAGTGCCGCTCAGATATGCAAAAAATGCTGGAAAAATACGCAGTTGATTTTGCTCGCCGCAAACGATTGTGGGAAGATTTCCACACACATGAAGCGGATATGCTGGATTCAATATGCAAAAACTTCATGCGTGAATTTGGGTTAACCAAAGAACAGTATATGCTTGAAGTAGAAACATTTGACGGTACACTAGAGGAACTGTACATTCACATCCAGAGAAAACACCCCACACTCACAACCAAAGTAGAGCGTCGCGGTAGACCAAAAAAACAAACCATATGAAATACACAACATGCCTATTGCTAGCGTTGCTCGCTAGTTGCAACTACAAACCCAAACCACGTGAAACGGTGAAGTGCGTAATTGATTCAATCTCGTGCGATATACAGCATTCACCCATATACGCTGAACCATCATTCACGTTACATACAGATTGTAACGTAAACATTCATGTAAATCGTCACCACACTTACAGTGTGGGCGACACTATAGTATATATTAAAACCAAGTAAATATGAGACAATTTATTCAAGGTGTACGCAATTTAATCAAATGGTTTCCCATCGTGTGGGCAGATCGTGACTGGGACTATTCATTTACATACCGTGCACTCCAATTCAAAATGGAGCAACAAGCAAACCACTTGAGCGAGAACACCGTATTTGTAAACTCACAAGCATATGCGGACCATGCTCGCACCATGGCTAAATTAATCGAGCATAATCTCGACAATTACTATGGAATGGAATATTTCGACTACCACGAAGCAGATTGGGAATTCACCCCAGTAGAGGACAAACCAGGATGCACCACTTTGGATATACGCGTTATATCTGAAGATTTCGACTCGTATTTCGCAAAGTATCCTCGCGTATACAAGCAAATACTTGCGGGTAAAATTAATACCGGGTGGGAAGTGGACATACTCGACAAAGCAAACATTGCATTCGCTATATCGCAGTACAATGAACAACGTTGCAAACGCATATTGTATGCTATGTTGGAGAAAGACTTGGAGAAACTATGGACTTAACATATATTTAAACATGCTCAAACTTACACTAATTTCAGACACTCACGCAAAACATCACCAGTTAAACGGTGATTTACCTGGTGGCGATATACTTTTACATGCGGGCGATTTCATGACAGATGGTTATAGCCAAACCGAAGCGTGTCAATTTTTCGAATGGTTCAACAACATCAACACATACGAGCACAAAATATTCATCGCTGGTAACCATGATCGCATCATGCAAAATCATCCACAAACCATGCGCGGTGTATTAACCGAATACAAAACCATCGACTATCTTGAAGACGAGGAGTGCGTGTTGTATTTAGATGGAGTGAATGGTGATGAGCCAGAGCAAAACATTCGCATTTACGGATCGCCATGGCAACCTGAATTCTATTCGTGGGCTTTCAACCTACCACGCAATGGTCCCGGACTAGCAAGCAAGTGGGAAGCCATACCAGCAAACACGGATATACTCATCACACACGGACCAGCGTGGGGATACAACGATACAACACAATACAGACGTGACACGCATTTGGGTTGTGAGCTATTGCGCGAGCGAATTGATGTAATCCGACCGAAAATACACTTGAGCGGTCACATTCATAGTGGAAATGGCTACTACTACGATGGACATACACACCACTTTAACGCATCGGTTTTAAACGAGCGATACAATTACGCAAATTTGCCATTCACATTCAACTGGAACCCAATCACAAACGAAATCATTTGGATATGACCTTGGAGGAATTCAACACAAAATGGAAAAAGAACATAGTTCGGCGATTTCCGGGGCTGCAAATCGATGATCCTAGCGTAATTGAATACTGCGATAAGCGATTTGAGCAATTGAAACAAACGTACCCTGGCTTCAAATGTTCATCCATACACAATCGGTATGGCATTGTTCGATGCAATTTCTCGAGTGCAGAGGAGGACATTGACTTGGAGATGAGCAACGAAATTAGCAAACTACTAAACGAATGAAAAAATATCTACTTTACCTATTTTTGCTCTTGCCCATCCCATGTTGGAGCCAAACCACCATTGCAACCCAGCAATTCTCATCGGTTGCACCATCTGGATGGTCATCCACCACCTCATCGTGGAATTTTGCATACAATGCAGCATCAACTGGCAATTCATTATCCGGTACATATTCAGCAAGATTGTCATCCGCATCCACGGGCAATGGCAAGTACATTTACATTCCAGTTGCAGTAATCACCGGAAACACATACAGAGTGAAATTCTACACAAAGCGGGCATGTGGTGTTACCGTTAACCTAAACGAGACAGCAAATCAAACCACACTCATAGCCACATCATCCGCAACCAATGCCTCGTGTTCATCCAATTTTGGTTCGTGGTATATGTGGGAGGTGGATTTGTTTTCAACATATAGCGGAACCGCATATATTCAAATACTAATTGGCACTGTATATGGTGGGCCTACATCCGTGTATTTAGATGATGTAACCATCACATACACAGAACCCATATCGCTCCCAATTGAGCTACTGTATTTCAAAGCATATGGTAATCCAAAATTCAACCGAATCAAATGGTGTAGCGCAACCGAGACCATGAACTGGTATTTCACTGTGTACCGCAGTGAAGATGGAATGGTGTGGTTACCTATAGCAAAACAACCTGGTGCTGGAACTACATCCAATCAAACGTGCTATCAGCATGTAGATTATCGTGTATCGGATACAATTGTATACTACAAGTTAACCCAAACCGATTTCGATGGTAGCGAACACGAATGTGAAATAGTTTCACTATTTAACCCAATTTCCCCCAAACATATATCCTATGTAATTGACATTGAAGGGAGATACGTTGGCGAGGAATATGTGGGGTGGGTTATTGTTATTTATTCTGATTCATCTACTCATTTGATGTACCAAGAGTGAAATATTTTTGCATGGTATGCGACTTTGATGGAATCCAGTAATATGTATGGGTGTAATGGGGGTATAGCTCAGTTGGTAGAGCACTACACTTGCAATGTAGAAGTCGTGGATTCGAATTCCTCTACCTCCACTCCATTTTGCGCAGAAGGTTTGAATTCTTTTCGGAGGGTTCGAACCTTTCTGTTTTTCCACCATATTTATAATAAAACGCAAAATGGAAACAAAACATTGCCCTAAATGTGGCGAAACAAAAACAATCGATTTATTTCGCAACAACAAGAAACAACCAGACGGGTTGTATCGAATATGCAAAGCTTGCTGCAAGGCATACGAACAAAAAGCATACCGCAATAATCCCAAACGATATATCGAAAGGAGTGTAAAACGCATTCAATCCAACCGGGAATGGATAAACCAATACAAACAAAATGCATCTTGTACCAGATGCAAAGAAGATAGGTGGTGGATCATTGATTTCCACCATATAAATCCAGCTGAAAAAGAATACACTATCAGTGACATAGCAGGGAGATTTCCATATGATATAATCATGAAAGAAATTGAGAAATGCATAACCCTATGCCGTAATTGTCATTACGAATTTCATCATTTGGAACGCACGGAAAATATCAGTTTAGACGAATACTTAAACAACCAACAACATGGAAACTAAAACATGTCCCAAATGCAAGGAAACCAAACAGGTTGAATTGTTTTCCCGCAATAGACACAAAGAGGATGGCCTGCAACGAACATGTAAACAATGTATCCGAGAAGCCGGTATCAAATCATACAACAAAAACAAAAAATCCTATTTGTCACGCGTATCAAAACACAATAAATCTATATTAGACAATGTGAACCAATACAAAGCTAACCAGACATGCCAAAAATGCGGAAACGACAAATACTATTTACTCGATTTCCACCATATTGACCCATCCATAAAAGATGATAATGTCAACACTATAGCCAGGACTAGAGGAAAGCAAGCACTATCGGACGAAATAGCAAAATGTACCATACTATGCAAAAATTGCCACTCCGATTTCCACCACCTCGAACGTACATCCAGTATTACCATATTCGATTATTTACCTAATTTACCTCGAACTGTTTGATTCAGTTTGAACCTTTCCTTTTTTCACCATATTTATACTTGTAATAACTTTAAACAATTTAAAAAAATGGGAATACTCATAAACGGACAAGTTGGATGGCGTAGCGCTACTGTGGTAGGAGCACCATCTGGGGGATGTGGTTATGCAGATACTGATGTATGTAATTTCATCACGGCTGCATCAATCACTGACACAACACAAAAAAACGCAATTAATACCCTGGTAGCACAATTAAAAACATATGGTATATGGACGAAACTAAAAGCGGTTTATCCATTTGTAGGTGGGACTGCTTCAAGTCACAAATTTAACTTGAAAGACCCACGTGATTTGGATGCAGCGTATAGATTGACATTTAATGGTGGATGGACACATTCAAGCACTGGTGCTAAACCAAATGGTACTACAGGATATGCAAATCCATATTACACAAATGTTACGGATAATTCGTCTATGTGGTATTATTCAAGAACTAATAATACAACTAATGGTCTTGAGATGGGTGTATATAATAACCCATACTCAGACACTGCATTGATTGTATATTGGAATGGTGGCTCTAGCGGATATATTAGGGCATTATCCAATGGTTATTCTGGGTTAGACTGGGCTGCAACAACATCCCAAGGTTTTTATGGCGCAAATAGAACTTCATCTACATTAGCCAATTCTTGGCATAATGGTCTTAAAAAAGGTACGAATACAAATACATCATCACAAGACGCATTTACTAAAACATTATTTATTGGCGCATATAATAGTAATGCTGGTGCTACGTATTTTTCAAATAAAGAATCGGCATTTGCATCAATCGGAGATGGTTTAACTGACACTGACGCAGCTAACTTCTACACAGCAGTTCAAACATTCCAAACCACACTAGGCAGAGCAGTATAACCCACTAAACATACACAACAATGAAAGTAAGACAATTAACCGAAGAACAAAAAAATCAATTAGTTGGCCAAACATACGATGGTGTACAATTTTTCAACCCAACACTTGACGCGAACGGTGTATGGTTCATTTCAAACGAGGAAGTAAACAACTGTACACATCAAGGCGTTACCGAATGGATACATGACCTACCTGAAATCGACTACAACCCAGTAGTAAGCGAATTACCATTCTAACCCACACTACATTTCAAAAAAACATTTGGCTCCGCAAGGAGCCATTTGTATGTTTACACATAATTTAAAATAAAACATTTATGTCAAAATCAACAACAAGACAACGAGTAGAAACATTGCAAGGATGGTTAGCATTCATCACCCGCAACACACCTAAAAAAACAACCCGCGTATCACACGAGAGTAAACCATCGCTAGATCAAATCATGCGCGAACACAACAAGTAAACCACAATGAAAGACATCCGCACACTATACCAACAGTACTGCGAATCCCATTCAATCCCATTCAGACACGACAACAAAGTAAATCCATACGATGATACTACATTGTTTTGCCCAGCGGGAATGCAACAATTCAAACCGAAATTCAAAAACCCAGACAACACAACCATAGCAAACATACAATCGTGTATACGTTTGCAGGACATTGCGGAAATTGGAGACGGTACACATTTGTTGCATTTCAACATGCTTGGCTTGTTTTCATTCGGTGAAATGAACATGCAACAAGCGGTTGACTTTTGGATGGAATTCATTGAACGTGTACTCGAAATCAAAGTAGACACAATCACCATTCACCCCCACAAACTGGATGAGTGGAGACACATGTACGATGCGTATCCACACCTCAACATCACCACAGACGAGGAATGTATCTGGTCAGATGGTGAGATGGGTGGCTACTGTACCGAATTTTATGTAAACGGGGTGGAAATAGGCAACATAGTTAACACGTTAGATCAATTCATAGATGTTGGATTCGGCATGGAGCGACTTGAGCTCATGGCAAATGGCGAACAAGTAAAGTCAGCGCTGGATACGCTGCGAGAAACAATCGAGCGCATCATCGACTCGGGCTACAAACCTGGACCACAAAAGCAAGGGTACATTTTACGCAAATTGCTTCGTGAACTGTATGTACAGGGCGGAGAAATGGAGCACCCATTTTTCACCCAAGAGGTGGAACGTCAAGCGAAAGCAAAAGCGCGCTATGAGCGATTGGTAGTTAAACATCCAGGTATGCCAAAAGAGTGGTGGTTCGATACACATGGAGTAGATTTAGATCTCTTGTAAAAAAACGTGATTGCCACATATGTATGTCGTATATTGGTTGAAAACGCATTTAAAACATTAGCCCGAAGTACAAGGGAACGTAAGCAGCGCAAGGCGGTCATTTAGGTGAGTAAAACGAAATTGAGGTATCCTCATTCACCGCACACTCGGCTCCAAAACGTATGTTGGCACAAGTTTGTATGTTTTAGTGGTGCTCTCAGCAAAACATACACATGCTCCGTTAGTGAAGCGGTTAACACGCTGCCCTTTCACGGCAGAAGCGCGGATTCGAATTCCGCACGGAGTACAAATAGTTCGTTGATTTATATTGGAAAACATGTAAGACCCAGGTTCGACTCCTGGCACGTCCACCACAAACCGACAATACATCACACATGGGCGTGTACTTGGATTTGATTGCATGCGACGTACGGTATATTGAGAATTGTTTAACGCTTTAAACGGCAACCAAAACCATATGAGCATTGCTGCCTAGTAGGTAGTTTTACTCAAAGCATTTTACCCATTTGGCTTAGTTAAATGGGAACTGGAAGGGTGGGTGAGTGGTTTAAACCAGAGCACTTGAAATGCTCCGAACTTGAGAAAGTTCCGCGGGTTCGAAACCCGCCCCTTCCTCTGAACTATATAGTGTCTCGGTACGCTCTGATGTTATTTATTCATCAACGACGAGGTCCCGGTAGGCAGAACGCGTCTGATCCTACCCAAATTTATCCCCCCTGTCAATTCCATTTGGCAGGTTTAGATCCTGTGGTCACACCATCAGAACTGCTCACTGGACTTTCTCGTTGCATGGGAAAGCAATGCGTCGCTCGAGCAACCATTGTATAACCGGCACCGCCCCCAACCATACCCACAGACGTGCGGGTTTTTGGTTGGGGTTTTTAATTTAATTCAATTTATGGTATTGCTAATTTATTTCGGGTTTGTTGGTTTAGTGGTGGTGTTAGCCGCGCTAGTGAAAGAACTCATCGAACGAATCAAAAAACGCTTGTTTTAGCAGATATCCATTCGTATATTGTGGTTATAATTTAAAACAAAATGGTTATGAAACGAAACACACTCACCTATTTCTTGCTGTTTTTGCGCAGAAATGGTTTCCTTTGCCGCATCCCACGCCGCAAACCATCCAAACTACTCATTTCCCACACTGTATACCCAGATGTGCAATTGTCTTCAATTGACACTGAAGTACACATTTACCTGCAAAACAAGAAGTCATCCGCAAAAAATTGCGTATTCAACGTAATGACACGCTCTTGTGTGTGTGGTATATCACTGGACAAATTTGGAGAAAAAGGTTGCCCCAACAAAGCAAACAAGTAGAATATTTATACGTAAACATTTAGCTATATGGAGGCAACACAAATGGTACTAGCCGAATATTTGTTGAGCTATATAGCCAGACACCCAAACTAAACACGCATGAAGGACAAAATACTACTTATCGACATTGACGGAACAATATGCTGCGATATACGCAACGAAGATTCGCATTTATTTCCAGAAGCCAAACCATACGATGGTGCAGTAGAGCACATTAACCGATGGTTTGAAAATGGCAACACAATCATATTCTTCACCGCACGTGAAGAAAAAGACCGCACCGTTACAATCCAGTGGCTGAACGACCATAATTTCAAATTCCATAATTTAATCATGGACAAGCCACGATGCAAAGACGGACAGGAATATGTGTGGATAGACAACAGACCTGTACGCGCGGTAACATACAAGGGCATGTGGGGCGAATTTGTACCACAAACGCACATGATCATGACCTTTGGGAACATATCAAGTAACTAATAAACCCAACATAATATGAAATCAGTTTTGAACAAGGAAAACGTTGTATCAACGTTAAACAAGGTAAAGCAATATGTCATTATTGCCGTTGCATTAACAATTGGATTTTTCGTGGGTAATTACACTCACAAAATCGAATTAAACACCAAGATGTCAAAAGACATATACCGCGATAACCCATATCGCAATATGCGTTCTACAAAGGATATTTCCATTGCTGTAGATGAACACAACGAATTGTTGTTAATCAATAAGCAAACCGGCAAATATCAAGTGTACTCAGACTCAATTGGAATGTGTATATTCAGGATGTACTCGTACCGAATTTACCAAAAAGCAACACAACAATGAAACCAATCAAATTTTTACTAGTGGCCACCATAGTTATGGTGGTACTGGTAGCATTCAGGAAACCCCATCCGGCGGATTCAACCCAAACCACCCCACCACCATCCAGTAAACCACAAACACACAAAGATCCACCGTGCCTTCAAATGTACTACCATATTGAACGATACGCTGATTCATTCAGAATACCGAAGCGATTCGCATACGGTATTGCATATAGTGAAACACGATACGAGGGTCCATTCCACTGGGAATACAACCATGCAAAATCATCCGGTTCGGGTGCATATGGTCCCATGCAAATATTGCTCTCAACAGCATATAGTGTAAACCGGGAGAGGGTAACCGTACATAAACTACGCAACGACATTGGATACAATGTGATGACCTCAATGAAATTGTTGCGCAAATTGCACAACAAGTACGGAGACTGGAAAACCACATTTGGTGCATACAATTGTGGCTATCCTTGTGTAAATGGATATGCAGTTAAAATATACAATCACAGAATACAATGGAAGTAAAAAAAGTAATATGCGTAGATGACAGTAATCTACCAGAGGGAGCGTACCTCATGTTTGACATGGAATACGAAGTGGAACACGAATACGTGAACGCGTTAGATCAGCGAGTATACATTATTAAAGGCGCAGTAAACGAGGGAACCACCAAGTGGGGCATGCGCTGGATAGGCTATCGAGCAGATCGCTTCAGATGCGTTGAATACGATTACGCGGAAAGTTACGAACACAATTACGCATTAAATTAAAAAACCTAGGCTCCGTTACGGAGCCTTTGTATATTCAATTAAAAATCAAAGTTATATGAAACGAATTGCACTTGCGATAACCCTCCTCACCCAACCCATACGCGGGCAGGACACGCTAGAGCAAACCCTATCCAATTCAATTGGTGGTAGTGCAGCTAGTCATACAAAACAAATCAACTTTACAGCCAACGGAGACAATTCACACAAATACAAATCGTACGCGTTATCCAACCAAACCAATTATTCGGTTTCGTGGGTGGATAGGAAGGTAGCAGAGGAAATATCCCACAAATCCAATTTGACCCGAGGTAAATGGTTTTGCCTCTACATGTTCACCCATTCGTTAACCCGTAAAATAGACTACGACAATTCAATTGGTGTGGGGTATGTACATTGGTGGGAAAATATATCACTTTCATATGGTGTGATGTATGGACGAACTATTTATACAACCTTACCCAATGTAAACGTGCTTAGACACTCAATACGAGCTAAAGCAACACACAAATGGGTAACCATAGAATACTACATTCAACCAAATATCAACATGCTGAGCGATCTCATAGTCACTGGATACACTAAACTTAATTTATTCCAGGGTAAAATAGTTGGTCTTTCCGTGGTAGATGTCGTAAATTTCCGCAGTAACAGTAATACCAAATTAATTCACACAACCAGTTTAACCATAAATTTAAACATAAAATACAAAGTTATATGAAAAAAATCAAAGTATCCCACGAAACTCCATTTTCACTACTTGAAAAAAGCCTCGAATTCAATGACATGCAATATGCTTTGCCGCATTTGCTAGAGGACAACAAGAAATACCGTGAATTTTTCTTCAAATGTCAAAAGAACGGTGTCGAAATATACCTCGACAATTCATTGCATGAACTTTCATATGCGATGCCCGATAATACATTAGTTAAATGGACAAACATACTAATGCCATCTACATTTTTCGTTCCGGACGTGTGGGAAGACTACGATGCATCAGTTGTAAACGCGAGAAGATGGGCACAATTGCCGGTTCCAATTAAAACCACAAAATGTGCCGTAGTTCAAGCAAAATCATTGCACGAGGCAATGCTGTGTGTGCAAGCGTACCGTGATTTAGGATACACTAAATTCGCATTCTCATATGGTGCATCGTACTACAATGAGCTATGCCCACACACAAACAAAGACTTCGGTAAAGCAATCGGGCGATTCACAGCCATATCCAGAATGCGAGAAGAGGGAATATTGCGCGATTCAGATCGTGTACATTTACTAGGCACTGCATTTCCATACGAATTTGGACTATACAAAGACATGCCATTCATCGAATCAATCGATACATCAAATCCAGTTATGGCCACACTTGAGGGTTCCATTTACACTGACATGGGCTTAACCAAAAAACCAGTGGCAAACATGAACAATTTTCAAGACATACACATTGATGATGTAAACCTGGATTTACTCGAGTACAATGTGCGTAGATTTCGCGAGATAAACGGGCTCTAATTTGGAGCCCATATTTTTATTTCGTATATTCAATATAAAGCAAGTAAAACGAAATGGTTTTACTTTAAATTTAAAACAATATAGGTTATGGAATCAAGAGAAACATTTTTGTCGTTGTACGACTATTTAGGTAAAGCAGCTGGACCTGAACTTGGAAAAAAAGTAGCGGCAGCAGCTAGAAAATCGCGTTTGAACTTAAAAACACGCGCTGTATCTAACCCAACATACGCTGGATTCGTGTATTTGTACCCGAAAGATTTCCTGGACGCATTCTTTGGAGATACACACCCAGATGATGCACCATCAGTAGGTGATATGCAAGACTATGATTTACCATTTTAAACATGTATAAACTGTTGGACATACTGATGGAAACACGTATATTTGAGTTAGCATATCATCGCAAAAATGCTATGGACAAAGTACGCGACATCAGCCTCAACACAAGCATGGAATTGCTCAAAATACTAATGTACAAAGACTCCCGCAACCAAAACCATTGGCGCGGTAAATTTGATGGGTGGATGGCTGGAATCAAACGTTATTCCAAAGGTACCCTAAAAGTACATGACCTGTTCAATTTGCTATGGGTGGAGCCATTGGGTGAAATAGACCAATTGGAAGATTTGATTAGCATGGTTGAAGCCGATTACTATACACCATCATACCATATCGACTACAATGATTTACCCGCATTGCACAACCAAATGAAAAATATATTTGCGGATATATCCAGGGATATAGTAAACAATAAACGCATAACTATAAACAATTACATATGAAACAAGAAAAAAAACACGCCGTAGTTTCACTGAGTGGGGGAATGGATTCAAGCACATTACTGCTACGTTGCTTAAAAGAATTCGATACTGTAACCGCTATTTCATTTGACTATGGTCAAAAACATAGAGTAGAATTGGAACGCGCTCAATCGTTGGTAAACTATTTAAACTCAAAAGAAGACATATACATTAACTATCGCGTAATCAAATTAGACGGTTTAGTTGATTTACTTAACTCTACATTAGTGGAAGGTGGTGCAGATGTGCCTGAAGGTCACTACGCTGAGGAAAACATGAAAGCAACTGTAGTTCCAAACCGCAACAAGATATTTGCTTCCATCACTCAAGCAATCGCTTTATCCGTAGCAGACAAAACAGGCGAAACATGTGACATTGCGTTAGGTATCCATAGCGGTGACCACTCTGTTTATCCTGATACTACTGAAGAATTTAGACAAGCAGATACACATGCATTCAGAATAGGCAATTGGGGCTCAGAAAACGTTGGTTTCTTTACACCATACATGGAGGGAGACAAATTTACTATTCTACAAGACGGAGAAACGTTATGCCGTGAGTTAGGACTGGAATTTAATGAAGTATATAAACGCACAAATACTTCATACAAACCATACCCATCTGGTAATTCAGACTACAAATCAGCATCTTCAGTTGAACGTATTGAAGCATTCATCAAATTAGGTAAACCCGATCCAGTACAATACGAAGACGAAACTGGTGAAGTAAGTTGGGAGGTAGCCCGAGCACATGCAGAACATGTATTAGCTTCACACAATTCGTAATCATTACTAAACATACAAAAACATGAACCAACCAGATCCAAAAATGCACCAAATCGTTAGCTTCGTGAAATCCGGAGCACGTATAGTCGGATACGTGTTGATATTAATAGACATTAACATGGCCGTATCTACATTAGTATTATCCGAGGTAATCGGTATTGTAGAAGAACTTGTATAGCTCAAAACAAATTTGTATATTAAAACAAAAAACAATATGTCAACATTTACATCATCAAAATTATACGATGGGTATTCTACATGCTTCAGACAATGGGGAGCAGATGGTACTCATTGCAAATTCCTCCATGGATATGCGGTTTCGTTTCGCGTATGGTTCGAAGGCGAACTAGATCACCGCAATTGGGTGATGGACTTTGGTGCAGCAAAACGCGCAAAACATACAATTGAGGGCATGAACCCAAAAGACTATTTCGCGTACTTGCTAGACCACACTACCATCATCGCAGAAGACGATCCGTATTTAGAGCATTTCAAGCAAATGGATGCAGACGGAATCATCCAACTACGCATACTACCTATGGTAGGATGTGAGCGTTTCGCTGAACATTTATACAATGTAATTAACAACTGGACACAAGCTGAAACAGACGGGCGTGTTAGAGTATCTAAAGTAGAAGTATATGAACATGAACGAAACTCAGCATCGTATGAGGGGTAGTAAGCCCCCATACACTAACACTACGGACAATCTATATACATTTCTGTTAATAGCTATGTCCCTGGAAGCACATCTAAACATCAACATAACAGATGATGAATGGGGTGAAATTTCAGACATAGACGATATTATTGAATTAGTAAACGAAAAATTAAGTTAACATATGGATGGTCAAACAGTTAGACAGTACGGAAATGTTCAATTAGCTTGGACGACCACAACCACATGGGATATTTATTTCCCTCAACCACTGATAGTAAAATACATCATCACATGAAACAACTAATTTACTTTTACGGCACATTTTGCAATCCTTGCAAATCGTTCCGCCCCACCATTGACACAATAAGCAGGGAATACCCAGTGCGATACGTTGATGTCGATCAAGAACCACAACTTGTAACAGAGTATGGAATTCGTTCAGTACCCACAATTGTGGTAGTGGAAAATGGACGCCCAGTTGGAAAACAATCGGGCGTGCTGACAGAAGGTCAGTTGCGTGGTATGTTAAATTAATAGATGACCCCAATTTGGGGTCATTTTTATCCATATACTTTCCATATCATTCACCATATGTATAACTAAAATTAAAACATGGGAAATTTAACCTTGCGTTCCGTTAAAGGATCTGCACTTACACATACAGAATTAGACAATAACTTCAGATATTTCACTGGTTCACACGCCATTACTGGCTCACTTACCGCATCTGATGGTTTTGTAGGAAATGTAGTTGGTACAGCTTCATATGCTACATTAGCTGTAACTGCATCATACGCTATTAGCGCGTCATATGCTACAACCTCATCATATGTTAAAAATGCACAAACAGCAAGCTACGTTGCAAACGCGGTATCCGCTTCATACTCCACAACATCCAGCTACGTTGAACTTGCATCCAGAATCCCAACTGTTGCATATGTCCCTACATCATCAGCAGATGAAGGAACCATAGTTGGTTCATGGGCTGGATCAGCATATTCACTATATGTTTACATTGGTGGAGGTTGGAGAAAATTTGAATCAACCCCATAATTTAAAACAAACACATTCAAAAAATATTTGGCTCCGCAAGGAGCCATTTGTATCTTTAATCAAAAACAGTTATATGAGTGAAAAGAAACTAGGTCGCGTTAGCGACTACAATAAAGTACTACCGGTACTAGAGTTATATCGAGCAGTTCAATCCGAAGGATCGCGATTTGGTCGCCCCACAATCATTGTTCGTACCACTGGATGCACGCACAGGTGTTGGTTTAACGGGGGTGGATGGTGTGATTCATGGCAAACTTCCATACACCCAGAGAAAGGGCAATACACATTCAACGATATCGTTAAAATGTACGAGGACAATCCACAGATACATGAAATGATGATCACTGGTGGTTCCCCTACAATGCATGGTGATTTAGTGAATGAATTAATGTATTTTGCTCGCGAGCACAATATATTTGTTACCATTGAAACTGAAGGATCCCATTTTTTACCTACGGATCATCCAATTGATCTAATTTCATTGTCACCTAAATTTTCAAACAGTGTACCTAAAATAGGTGTGCCTACACCACAAGGTAAACCAACCGATCAGAAAATGATCGACCAGCACAACAAATTTAGACTAAACGTGAGCGCTATTAAACAAACCCTGGCATACCACAAAGACTACCACTACAAGCCAGTGTGGGATGGAACCGATACCAATTTAATTGAAATTGAGGCATTCAGGGTACAATTAAACATCCCACGAGACAAAACATTCGTCATGCCCGCAGGAGATACCCGAGAGGAACTCATTCGCATGTACCCTATTGTATTTGAGATGTGTGCTGAAAAAGGATACAACATGACAGGACGCGATCACATAATCGCATACAACAAAGAACGCTATGTCTGACCCACAAAACACAATTTAGTTATGAACGAATTAATAAGCAAAGCATCCCTCAACCACCACGTGCGAAAAATAGGTGCCACCATCACCAAAAAACACCAACCAGACATGAACAATGTAGTGATGGTATGTTTATTGAACGGCGCATTTGTATTTTTCGCCGATTTAGTTAGACAAACTCACTTAAATATCCAGTGCGATTTCATGCGCGTTAAATCATACGATGGGCAGGAACAATCCGAGATACAAATACTCAAAGACGTGGAAACGGATTTGACTGGAAAACACGTGTATATCGTTGATGACTTTTTCGACACGGGCAATACTATGAACGCTGTTTATTCCCACTTACAATCGCATAATCCTGCGTCGTTAACGGCGGTTACTTTACTTAAACGCTACCGTTGTAAACGTCCAACCTACCCATTCATATATGGCATTGAAATCAAAAAAGACTGGGTGTTTGGTTACGGGTTAGACAATATTGGATACTGTCGAAATTTATCATCCATTTTCAAAGTTTAGCTTGGATACCGCAATTCAATTTAGTATATTTACATAAAAACAAGAACATATGAGTAGAAACGAAAAGACAGTACGAGTGGAAGACCTCGAAATTGCAACACCTGGATTTGCAAACGGTATTTCCACACAATTGAAAGCATTGCTAGACTCTGGTGAGCACCGTTCACTAAACGATGAAGAAAAAAGCGCCATCATCGAAGATGCAACAGTACATTTCGGTAATTTTTTAACAGCATTGGGTTGCAATTGGCAAGAAGACCCGAATTCATCAAACACTCCGCGTCGTGTCGCTAAAGCATACGTAAACGATTTATGGGCTGGTCGATATAACATCATGTCACCAGTTACATCGTTCCCACACGACGGATACCAGGGTATCGTGCTAGAAAAAAACATAGCATTAACCAGCCAGTGCTCGCACCACCACCAAACAATCAAAGGTGTTGTGCACATTGCATATATCCCAGGCAAGGATGGGAAAGTGATAGGTTTATCCAAACTTAACAGAACAGTTGAGTTGTATGGTCGCCGCGGTGCTATACAAGAGCAATTAACCGTTGCCATCCACAACGCTATCAACAAGATATGCGAAGGTAATATTGGCGTTATGGTAGTAATTGACTCTGCACATAATTGTGTCTCGTGTAGGGGGGTGAAGCATCAAGGTGCATCCATGGTTACATCTGAGGTATCTGGTGTATTTGCTAACCACGACAAAACAGCAAAGCAAGAAGTAATGGAAATGATTAAATTAAAATAGACATGAAGAAAATATTTCAGCAATTAGCAGATTTCAGTGTTGGCTTGCACAAGTCAAACTATGTACCATTCATTTCGGAAGTGGAAGAATTCAATACGTTAATGGGAAAAGAATGGCAGAACAGAACCACCCCAACCATTAACCCAGATGACGCAAAGTTTGTAGTTGATTTTATCCAGGAAGAACTTGATGAATTGAAAGAATCCATTGCGGACAATGATATAGTGGGGATATTCGATGCATTGTTAGACATCACATACGTTTGCACTGGAAATGGTGCATTGGTATTCGGTTTGAAAGATAGATTTTTGGAAGGATATGCAGAGGTGCAAGCCTCTAATTTATCCAAAATATGTATGACCGAAGAGGATGCCATAGAAACGGTTAAAGTACGCTCTGAGCAACAAGGTCGCCCATGCCACTTCGAGAAAGTAGGAGACGGATATGTTGTATATCGCGATGATATGAAAGTCATGAAAAACGTAAAATACTTCAGCCCGAACTTAACGCAATTCTTCACACAAGACGAAATTAACAATTGTAAATTAAAATAAACCAAACATACATGAGAACAACACAACAAATTTTAGCAGATTTGAAACACACCACTGAATGGTCCCAACCAAATATCAAATACGGTGAAACAATGGCACTAATCAATGAACTAGAAGCGGTATTGAACGAAGTTAAAACCACAATCGACAAAGCATCTAAACCAGCCAAAGCTGAACCAGTTGCTGAAGTAGCAGAGGTAGTAGAAAAAACAGTAGCTACACCTAAAGCAAAAGCAACACCTGCGAAAAAGTAACATATTTATATCTAAACACACAATCATGAACAAAGAAACACTAAGAATGCAAATGTTGGCGGGTGTAATCACTGAAAGCCAGTATAAACAAAAATTGAATGAAGAGTATGTTGTATCTGTAGCTGATCATCTAAATTCAAATAAGGATGAATTTTTGGAGAAACTATCACATAAAGGTGAACTTTATGGAATTGATTATAGCTCTTTCTTCCCATTTGAACAAACTTCAGATAAAATAGCAACATCAACTGGAGGAGATGGGGTTATCCATGCCGCGTATACAACAGATGACCTATTCAACTCCCACCCAGAAGATGAAGGGATGGATGTTAAATTAGATGGAAAAAATATCGTCTTTGGAACCCCTGATGGTTTGTGGTAATCAATAATCTTCATACAATTTAATTCAAAAGCTTGGCTCCGCCAGGCTTTTTTTGTATATTCCAATAAAATTCAAGTTATGTTTCAAAGTGTATATTTTTCACGCAACGGAGAAGACGCATACCACTACTTTCTCCGCGATGACAAGGGTGGTATAAACAAATTCCAGTACCGTCCAACCGTATACAAGTTAGACGAATATGGTGAGCATACAACCCTATTTGGAGACAAGTGTTCCCCTATTTCCGGCAAATACGATTGGAAGGACCCCACCATATTGGAAAAAGACATAGACAAAGAACTCGTTTTGTTGCGCGATTTATACTACGAGACAGACGATATGCCATCCTACCACAATTTGGTATACCTGGATATCGAAATTGAAATCATTGGCGCACTTAACCCAACCACCATTCGTGAAGCAAATGCGGAAATAACCGCAATTGCATTAATTGATGCAACCACAAAGGAAAAGACATGTTTCATTTTGGACAAGCAAAATCAAATCCAGGAAGTATCTGCGGACGGTAAATCGGTTGTACCATGTATCGATGAAAATACGTTGCTACGTAAATTCCTAAACAAGTGGGAACAAATGGATCCAACCATATGCGTTGGCTTCAACTCGGACTATTTCGATATGCCATATTTGTACTATCGCATTAAAAAACGTTTGGGTGATGATGTATATCGCTTATCCCCAATTGGTAAAATTGACGAGAATCCAAACAATCCGAATTCACCAATTCGCATTGGTTTAATCAATTGTCTGGATTTCATGTTGTTACTTAAAAAGTACATCATGAAAGAAGAACCGTCGTACAAGTTGGGAGACATTGGCGAAAAATACGCCAAGTTAGGCAAAATTGAATACAATGGTAACCTGGATGCATTATTTCGGGAAGACCCAAACAAATACATAGACTACAACATTCGCGATGTTGAGATATTGGAAGCGTTGGAAGACAAATTGAAATTCATCGAGTTAACCATATTGATTTCACATTTGTGTCACACTCCATATGAATCGATATATTTCAACACCATACTGAACGAGGGAGCCATATTAACTTACCTAAAGCGAAAAGGAATTGTTTCACCTAACAAACCTACCACTACAAATCCTAGCATACGTGAGATTGAGGTGGGTGATTTAGTGGTACATCAGCGTGGTACCCCCACGATTGAAGGGCATATCCACAGCATAGAAGGGCATAGCGTTATAGTTAAAACAATTTCAGGCTCATTCATGCAACGTAAACTTCATACTGTTAGAAAGAAAGAAGGATATGCTGGGGGGTATTTGCTTCCACCTATGGTTGGGCTTCATAGTTGGCTTATAAATGCGGATTACGCATCACTGTATCCTTCCATAATTCGTTCACTCAATTTAGGTATCGAAACAATCAAGGGTAGAATTGTAATTGAAAATCCAAACTACAATTGCTGGTGCAGTTACGAAGAGTTGAAAGAAGAAGATCCCGATAAGGTATTAACCATAGAAAAAATTAACCGGAAAAACTATACCCTCAAACAAGGGAAAATATCTGCGAAGGATCTAATCGAACTCATACACAAAAACAACTGGACTATATCAGCCAACGGGGTTATATTCTCAACCGATAAACCCAGTATTGTATCTGAACTTTTAGCTGACTGGTTTAGACTCAGACAAGAATACAAGAAAGTAATGAAAGATGCATATAATTCAGGTGATTTTGAAAAAGGTAAACTGTATAACCAAAAACAACACTCAATCAAAATCTTACTGAACAGTGTATATGGGTGCTTTAGTATCAATTCATGGCGCTATACGGATGGATATAAAATGTGCTCATCAGCCATAACCACATTCGGGCAACGCTCCATCCAGGAAACCATAAGATATGCGAACAAACTTATCGAAAGTGAATACTTGTAGCATATTTTACCATATGTATAACCGTACGAGACATTAAAAACGCAACATATGGGAAAACGACTTACATTGGATGAAGCTATTCAAAAATCAATAAACGTTCATGGAAACAAATACGATTATTCGTTAATTACTGAATACAAGGGAGTAATGGAAAAATATCCCATAGTATGTCCCACTCATGGGATGTGGGAGGTGTCATTAGATAACCATATTACTAAAAAATCAAAGTGCCCCAAATGTGTTGGAAAATACCATACATTTACAGAAAAAATAGAAACCGCAACTAAAATACATAAACATATATATGATTATTCATTGATTACTTCGGATTTTCAAACTATGGACAAAGTTCCCATCACCTGCAAAAAACATGGTGTATTTGAGATGCTTTGGACTAACCATGTACACGGTAAACAAGGATGTCCTAAATGTAAACCCCATAGAAAACCTATTTCACTCGACGTTCTTAAACAAAGAACTGTTGAGTTGGATTTAGGTTACACATACGACTGGGATTCATATACTGGATATTTTGACAATACATTTAGGATTGAATGCTCTCAACATGGGTGGTTCAATCAACAACTTTCAAACCATCTGCAAGGGCAGAGATGCCCCAAATGTAGCTGGAGTAAAGGAGAGGAATCTATAGAGTTATTTTTACAAGCAAAAAATATTCCGTATATTACTCAGAAAACATTTGATGGTTGTAGGAATCCAAACACCAACAGTATTTTGCGATTTGATTTCTTCATCCCCCATTTGAATTTATGTATTGAATTTGATGGTGAATTACATTATAAACCAGTTAAATTTTTTGGGGGGCAAGAATCATTTGAAAAAGCCCAATTTTTAGACCAAGTGAAAAATGATTTTTGTACCCAAAACAAAATCAATTTACTTCGAATATCCTACATGCAGTTTAATGATATAGACAAAATACTAGAAAATATAGTTATATGAAATTTAACGTAGAAGAATTGAATTCCCATGTGCGTGGAAGCGACACCGACTCATTAATTATAGGACTCGAATCCATTTTGAGACGCCGAATCCCGGACTACGAAAACACATCAGACGATACCATAATTGAAGAAGTAAAGAAACTCCAATCATCCATAGGCGATAAACTAAACGACTTCCAAAACGACATAGCATCCAGGTGTTTTAATTCCACCCAACACTATTTGGATCTTAAACCAGAATATATCATCAAACGAGTATACTGGTCGGGTAAACGCAGGTATGCACAATATATAATAGACAAAGAGGGCGTTAAGGTAGAGGAGTTGGACACTAAAGGTTTGGATTTGATCAAATCAAACTTCCCTCCTCTATTCCGCAACTTCGGCGAGAAGGTAATCAAGGACATACTATTTGGTAAATCAAAAGCAGACATAGACCAAGACGTACTCGCATTTAAATCATCACTCAACACGATAGACTGGAAGCATTTACTCAAACCAACCGGACTTAAAAAACTAGGCGAGTACATTGAACGCGCACCCATGCCCGGTGAGTTATTCTCGACACTCAAGAAAAAATGCCCTGTCAACACTAAAGCCGCCATCATCACGAATGATTTCATTCGCTTCAAAAAACAATCCGCAAAATACCCGGAATTTTCACTTGGAGACAAAATGTACTACGCGCAACTCAAACCAAACCCATACAAGATTGATGTAATTGGATTCAATGGCTACAATGATATGCCAGAAATAACCGAAATCATAAACAAATACATCGACCGTGAAGGACTATTCGATTCAATCATGCGCAATAAACTTGAAACACTATATTCAGATATAGGTTGGGAGTTACGCATGAACACATTCGTGGACGATTTCTTCAATTTTGGCTAGGATACCCAGCTTTCCATTCGTATATTATATTCAAAAATAAGTTATATGGTTAATAAATTAATTTTCAAATCAGTTATAGACAAATATCATTTGGGCGAGAACGAATCCGTTAAATGGATCACTCGCAACAAGCAACTCACAGTTGACTTCATGTCACTAAGTAAAGAGGTAATTGGCCGTGTAGTACATGATGAATTTGATCTAGAGGACAGTGATTTAGCCATATTTGACACGAAAAAACTACTTAACTTAATTAGCATCACCTCAGGTGATTTACTTCTCACCCTTGAGAAAACAAAATCAACCTTCACCAAACTCCATTTAGCCGATAATGCTTTCAACTTGACGTATGCATTAGCAGATCCCCTCCTCATAGGCAAAGTCGGCACAGTAAATTCACCTGAATGGGATGCTACAGCAACAATACAACCAGAGGACATAGCTAATCTAGTGAAAGCAAAAGGTGCACTAGGTGATGTAAACAACATGCTCATTTCCACTGGAGCCGATTCAAACGGCGACGATATTATCCTATTTACATTTGGCGATGAGAACGGCCACAACAACAAAATCACATACCAGGTATACGCTGAAATAAGCCCATCGGATGTTTCCATCCCATTCAACTCAGATGCGTTCCGTAACATATTGCACGTGAATAGGGACATGACTGATGGTAAAATGTACTTGAGCTACAAGGGTTTGATGAAACTCGAATTCAAATCACCCACTACATCCAGCGAATACTATTTAATTCGCAAAGAAAAAACTACATTTTAATATGTATAATCAAATAAATTTGGCTCATCCAATCAGTTTTCGTATATTCAGTTATAATTTAAAATATAGTTATGGTAGAAACAACAACTAAACGCAAGGGCCGTCCGGCTCGTGACACAAACAACGTAGACACTCAATCAAACGTGTGCATCATCACGGATCCTGCAATGGAACCATTTTACATTTCAAAAGACAATTCAAATTTCACCGTAATCGAAAAAACCACAGTTAAACGTGGATTCAGAGGTGCTGTTGCATCTGGGAAAGACACTGAAAATGTAATTGGATACTATAGTAGCTTCAAAAATGCATTAAATGCAATCGCAAAACAAAAATTCTATGTAAACAAAGGACACTATTCCTCCATCCAGGAATACATCGGTACATGGAATGAAGTAAAAGACGGAATCAATAATTTATTAAACAAAGTAGAAATATGAGCAGTGAAATGATTTTCGAACCTCTATTTGACGCAGTTATCGTTAAACCATTAGAGACAGAAGAAACAATGTATGGCTCTATCGTAATACCAGACGCTGGTAAAGATAGAAACCCAAAAGGAACAGTAGTAGCAGTTGGACCAGGTTCACACACCGTAACTGGAACATTCATCGAAACGGTACTAAAAGTAGGCGATGTGGTGGTTTTACCAACACAGGGCTTCACTAAAATCGAGCACGATGGAGTAGAGTATTTTGTAGGTAATGAGAAAACAGTTCTATCTAAAATTAAATAAAGTTATATGAGTAAACAAATCAAACTTGGTGCTGAAGCACGTAAAAAATTAGCAAACGGAATCGATACATTAGCAGACGCTGTGGTATCCAGTTTAGGCCCGCAAGGTAGAAACACAGTATACTTCAATGACGGTGTTGCTGTATCAACAAAAGACGGTGTATCTATCGCGAAACACATTTCGGAATTGGAAGATCCAATCGAAAACTTGGGCGCGCAAATGATCAAGCAAGCCGCAATCAAAACAGCAGACAATGCGGGTGACGGTACAACTACATCCACATTATTAGCTCGTGAAATCGTTAAGCAAGGTTTGCAACGTTTAAACGAGGGTGGAAACGCAGTTGAAATCAAACGCGGTATCGACGATGCAGTAAAGCAAGTAATCGAATCACTTAAACAAAACTCGGAAAAAATCACTTCGGAAGAGCAACTTGAGCAAATCGCTTCCATATCTGCAAACAATGACCCAGAAACTGGTAAATTGATTGCTCGCGCAATGGAGAAAGTAGGCCGTGAAGGTGTGGTACACATCGAGGAATCTCGCACTGGCGAAACATACCTGGAGGTAGTTGAAGGTATGCAATTTGACCGTGGCTACAAGTCACCATATTTCGTTACCAACAACAACAATATGTCAGCTGTATTAACTGACGCGTTAGTGTTGATCGCTGACCATAGATTCACACAAGTGAAAGAATTGCTACCTATTTTAGATGGTGTAGCTCGCACTGGAAAATCGTTACTTATCATCGCGGAGGACATTGACGGTGAAGCGCTAGCAACACTAATTGTAAACAAAATGCGTGGTACATTAAAAGTGGTAGCTGTTAAAGCACCTGACTTTGGCGACCGTAGAAAGTTGATCTTGGAAGATATCGCTGTATTGACTGGCGGTACCGTATTCGACAAAGACAAGGGTATGAAATTGGACAAATTCCAGGACGAGTGGTTCGGTAAAGCGCGTACAATCACTGTAACCAAAGAACAAACCACAATCGTGGATGGTCAAGGTGCAGAGGAAACAATCACTAAACGTGTGGAAGAGTTGGAAGCACAAATCGATAAATCAACCACTCCATTTGAAACTGAAAAATTGCAGGAACGTTTGGCAAAATTCATTGGTGGTGTTGCTTTAGTGCACGTAGGTGGAAACACTGAAACCGAAATGAAAGAAAAGAAAGACCGTGTAGACGATGCATTGCACGCAACTAAATGTGCTTTGGAAGACGGTATTGTTCCTGGTGGTGGTACAGCATTATTATATGCTAGAGAAAACATCAAATTCACTGAGGACGCAAGTAGTGATTTCGTTTACGGTCAAAACATCGTATACAAATCTTGCGGTAAACCGTTTGAGCAAATCTTAACCAACGCTGGATATGATCAAGTTGATTCAATCATTTTATCGCGCCAATTACGCGATGGAGACGCGAAATGGAGCGGATACAACATCAAAACAAAATCCATCGTAGACATGAAAGAAGCAGGCATACTTGACCCAACCAAAGTAACCCGCAACGCATTATTGAATGGATCCAGTATCGCAGGTACTATTTTATTAACCGAGTGTGTTATCGTAGACAAGCCAGAAGACAAGAAAGAAGACGGTGGCTACGATCCATCTCAAATGATGATGTAATATGGAAACACAGGTAGTAGAAACGTTGGAGTTGTTAGCAAATCGCGTTAAAGGCAAAGGTGATTCTTGGATCTTGGTAGGCGACACTAAAAAAGTGGTACACCCATCACTAACCGATACACTTGAGGCATGGTTTGACAAGAATCAAGAACAAGTTGAATTTCGTTTAGCTCCACTCGACAGTAAGCTATATGTCATTCGAACTGAGGAAAAAGCAATCGAACCTGAACCTGTAAAAAGATACAATTTATACGGTGACGCTATTTAACAGCGTCACCTTTTTGTATATTTATACATAAACACACATACAAATATGAAACTATTCGATATAATCCGTGAAATGGATGGAGAAGAAGATGGAATGAAAGGCCTTGGCCGCAACAGTTACGACTTAACTATCCAATCAACAGAGACACAAGCAGCCATAGACGCATTAAACAACATAGACAACTATGGTCCATATGCACAAAGTTTACGTGACCCGGAAGCCATTAAGAAAGTATTTGGCCCATCAAATGACAATGAAAAATTAGGGGCATTATTAAAACAATGGGGTGGGCTAGATAAAGAAAAAAAAGAAGAAAAAATACTAGATATAGCAAGACGCCACCCAGAAGCATTCGACAAATCAAAAGAAGAGTGGGAAACTGCTGGTGGTGAAGGTGATTTTATTGAATATTTAATTTCTACCGAAGACCCATTACCTAAGACATTGAGAGGTCCTAAAGGGAAACACTATTTCCCATTGAAAACACCTGCAAACCTGAAAAAATACAGTGGTAAAATGGAGGAAGGCGTTCACTACATTGTAAACGGAGACGAGATCACATTCCCACAAAAAGACAGCCCGTTTGCAACTAAAGCATACCTTGAGAAAGTAGTCAAAACAATCATGGACAATGCTGGAGTGAAATATACGGTATTGAAAGTTGAACCAAAAGACACTGAAACTGTACCTGGCGCAACCAAAGCAGCACCATCTGAGGCAACCGTTTCATTTAAAGTTACATTGGACCCAGCTAAAATCAAAGGTAAACGTGCCGAAATCAACAGCATCATCCAGCGTTTAAAAAACACATACGACAAAAACTTCGAATATTCAAATAACGTAATCACCATAAACAAAGTGAAAAACCAGCAGGTGAAATTGGATTTGATCAAATTGTTTGCTCCGTATGCACTTAAGGCTACACCAACTGTAAACGAGGAATTCTTGCGCATGCAAAAATTGGCTGGTGTTATTACTGAAGCGGAATATAATGAATCAGTACATTTGTCAACCATTCAAGATTTTTCTGAGCGAATATCATCCGGTGTATCTAAAATCAAACAAATGTTAAAAGATGAAGGATTTAAAATTTAATTTAACCGAGGATATCAAGGAAGTGGATGGTGCTATCCATTATTTAGAGAGTATAATAAAACAATTAAAAGCAGAAAACAAACTACCTATTAATATCTTGCGTGAAATTGAAGTATTTTATTCTGGTACTATTATTCCATATATGGAATATTACTATATAACTGGAAAAGAAATAGATGACCATTA